GGTGGCGCTCAAAATTAAGGAAGCTCAGAGAGCTTCCTTAATTGTGAGGCCTGCCACCATAAACGTCGTAGGACATTTAAATTAAGGAAGCTAAAGCTTCCTTAATTTAAAGTCACGACGGTATTTAGTTGTTTGACATTTAATTTAAGGAATCTGAAGCTTCCTTAATTCATCGGTAAGGATTCCAAGCGCGCCCATCTGGCATCCTTCGCACTACTCCACCAAGAATGTTGCCAGTGGGCGTAGGAGGAGGCTCAATCATAGGAGGTTCCTCTGGAATCGGGGTCGGTGGCCGCCGCCCATCCCACTGATCCGCAGCCTCTTCAAACTCAATTACAACTTCCTCTCCATCCATTAGACACTTATTGGCCGGCTCCAACTCCACAATATAGAATCCCATCTCGTAGCCTCCCAGCTCCTCCAGCTTGAGGCTCACAATACTCTCCTTTTCCAAGACACCAAGGCGCGTAAGTGCAGTCGTCAACATCTCCTTTGCGTCTGTGCTGTAAAAGGCGGAGTCCAGAGGTTTTAAGACAATGCGTGTAGCCTCTGGAAATGCATCCTGTGTCTGAAACTCCACATCCACCATCTCTCCAATGGTGATGCCATCTGGAATCATCCAGAGAGGAAGAAAGATCGGCCTGTCCAGATTAGGAGGAATATAGCGAGACTCCATGTGCTCCACTGCACAGACACGACTCACATCTTCGTTAAAGTGGATCTCGGCGAAAAGACGGCGCACCTCAGTGTCTTCAAGTCGTCGCGTATAATCGGCTTGATCAATATAACAGACGGAGGGGTCAGCATCCCTCTCCAGATATTCAGTTGAGCAGAGCGTATAAAGCATGGTATTGTATCGTTACGCAGCAGCAAAACTCAATTTTTTTCCTCATTAATACACAGGATGTTGTGTTTACGCAAAAATTTACCACCTTTTTCAAAAATTATAGATAAACTCGATCTAAATGAGGTTCAGAAAGAGACTCTGAAACAGAGATATGTGAAACTTGTTGTTTTAACAAATCGTAGAGCTACCGCTCTTTCAGTGGTCTATTATGTAAGTCATATAGTTGTGACAGTGGGATCTCTTCTTGTTCCAGCGCTTCTTTCAAGTCAATACATAACAACAGATGTGAGTGTATATTGGAGCACATGGACTCTCTCACTTTTGGTCACTGCATTCAATGCACTTCTCACTTTCTTCAAAATAGATAAAAAATACTTTTTTCTCAATACGAATACGGAACATCTGATCAGTGAGGGATGGCAATACGCAGAACTATCTGGAAAATATAGTGGATTCTACACAAAAGATAAGACACCTACACATGAAAATCAATTTATCTTTTTCTGCCACAAGGTTGAAAAGATACGGATGAAGGAAATTGAAGATGAATTCAAGAGGCCTCCAGAGTTTAATCAACCCTCTGCAGAGCAAAAGACAGACCCTATTGTCCCTATAACCCCTATGTTACAGACTGGCGTATCTTCAAGACTCAAACCAATTCTTGAAGAAGCAGAATCTTCTCCTATAGCAGATGGAGGGAGGTCGAGACTCCTCAGGATTGGCACAAATTCTACACGCAACCTCACAAATACTAAACAAGACAGCGAATCAGATAAACTTTCAAGAGGAGCAGAACATAGTTCAGAACACAATTCAGAACACAGTTCAGATACAGAACAGGGTTCAGAAACAGACAGAAAAGTGTCAGTGTCTGTCGCAGTGCAACAACCCTCCGCTAAATAAAAGTGCATTCTGCGAAGATCATCAGAATCAATGCACTCGCACCTCTCCAATGACAGGATGGGAACCTCCTTATGATTCCAAACTCTGGAATAGTAAAAAGGAACACAGAGACGTTTTCAATTGCTATATTTACGCGCTGAATATACACGATCCGAGACAAATCAAGAAATGTCTAGAGACAGAGTGTAATCTTCCTTTTCATCAGCCCGGCCTTATATCGGGATACAAGGGATTTGATCATGATAAACCTAAGACATGTCCTGAGATGATTGCTCGCATTATTGGAGACAATTCCACAATTACGCAGATAGAGTTTGAGGAGAAATGCCCTCTAAAAACATCCAAGATTGCACTCGTTGTAGATGAAGATCAGGACTACCATTTTCTAAGACAAGATCGTGGAGGATGGTGGTCACAGAAGGGTGGGGCAAAGCCGGTCACAAATCTGGATGCGAGCCTGCGGCCTATCTGGGATCCTGCCTTGGCAAATAATAATTGGACGAACTCACAGGGCACGCTCAATTATGATGTTTTTTGCGGATATCTCTGCGTTCCGCGCTCTGGAACACTCAGGGTCACCACAGGAATACATGTGAATCTGAAAGTGACCACGGGTGGTCGACGCCTCACTAAGAAGAAGAAGCGCGCGACTCCAGCCAAGAAGTCCCATAGGTCTCAAACCAAGCATTCTGCGGATCGTAGAGTTTGAGAGCCTGAACACAGTCCATACGTTTACGCGGATTCACTTGTAGTAGTGCGCGCAAAATAGACTTGATCATAACACCCTTCTCTTTCCACGCCTTACTTTCTAAAAATTCACGTTTATACAGAAGCGGTGAAAGAGCACCTAGAAGGCAGAGGCCAATTGACCAGCTATCAAAGGTGGGCCAGTATAACTTGAAAAACGCTGGCCAATCCTTAGCGGCAACTGCGTGGCTGCTTGACCAGAATTCTCTGAGTTCCGCCTCCTGGTGGAGAACGCGAAGCCCTAAGATTTTCTCGATCTCGCGAATAGGAGTTTTTCTCTGAATTACATCTGAAACCTTCGGTTCCGCGGGCGACTGGGCTAGTGTGATCTCTGGAGGTTCCGCCGCATATTCTGGACTATATTCTTTCCAGCGCAGATTAATCATTTCCTGTGTAATGTTTTTCGCGGAAAAACTCTGGCCAAAATCAATTAAACTGACAACACCCTTTTCATTAATAACTACGTTATTCACAGAGATATCATAATGAACATATCCAGAAGCAATTAGATAGGCTCCTGCCTCTAAAAGCTGTAGCATCAGGCTAAAGAAGTCTATACCGCCTTTTGTAAAATCGTGATCCACAATTCTCTTGAACAGGGTCTTTCCTGCATAAGGCATTGTGAATTGAATAACTTTACCTATTGACTTGATGGGTTTACACTTTGCAATATCAGGTTCAATCTGTTTTTCAGAAGGAATACAGGCATCTTTCACATTTGCTAAAACAAAATGGGGTAGGCCGAGAGGTCCCAGCGTTTTTGCGGCTTCCGCCTCAATCACGAAATCAATAGGTTCAGATATTTTTCCAAGGAGTCCCTTTTTCTTTTTTTGTATGGTCTCTCCTTTGCAGAGAAGAGGTGGCTGAAATACACAGCCATAACTCCCCGCTCCTAGAAGAGATCCTCCGCGGAGTTCATAGAGCATCCTACTTTCGGCGAGGATTATCCTGATAGATAAAATCACTAATAACGGTAGATGTCCGGGGCTTTATGGATAGGACTTTTTCTATTATGTAGCATATTAATCTTAGAACTCATTGCTCCACAGAAACTTACAGAAGGATTTGAAGGTCTTGTGCCTGTCTTATCCAGCAAACCCTCCTATTTCACACAATTTATACCCAAGAGAGGTGATGTAGGGCCCACGATGGAACAAGGAGGCTATATCAAGGATGGTCGCTATTTCAGCGGATATGTGGATGTTCAGAGATTTGGCGTTGGCCAAGACTACTGCCGCATGATTGTTCCTGCTTCGCAGGGTAAGAGTGCAGATCCCAAGAAAACCTTCTTCACCTGTGCTCTCGCAGGAACAAAGGATGTCAGCACGGTTGTCTATAAGACAAATACGGTTGAACAAGGATTTTTCTTGAGCCGTGACGACTATATGAGTGACACATTCAAGGATGGGCGTGCCGACTATTGCCGTATTTTACAGCAGGACGACAATTCTTTTCAACCGATGTGTCGCCGAGCTCTTGATACTGCCTTTTCAGAGAGAGATGAAGTGGATCCTGATCCTCCTGAAGAGATCCTCAAACTTCTTTCCTTTTATGACGGCTGCGCAATGTGGCTCCGTCTCCGCGATGATCTTCTCGACTATACAGGAAATACGCAGATTCTGCGTGCTGGTTCTATTCTGATCGATGAGACACCGCGGCCACCTGTAACGAAGGGTCTGACGTTTGATGGTGCCCATCAGTTCTTGCGGATTGGAGATGCACCTGACTTGACATTGGGGTCCTTTGTGAAGATGAGAACTGTTCGCGCCGTTTCTGTTTGGGTCTACATGGAGGAGTTCACGAACAATGCGCACTTCTTTGATTTCGGAGATGGCCCTGGAAAAAACAATACATTTCTCGGAATTCTTGGAAAAGGCGATCCGCAGATTGGAGGGGGTGGTGAACTACGGCATCTGCTTTGTTCTAATACAGATACAACCATCCCTGAAGCCCCTTCAGGTGCCCAACAGGTTAACGAAGTCACGGGTAAAGAACTCATGAAGACGACAAGGGCAAATGTGGATGAATATGTGGACATTGACCAAGAAGTGGAGGCGCGTATCTTAGGCCCGAGCACAGTGCGTATACCGACTCCGAAGGGCGGAGTGCCGAATCATGCGACTCTCCTTTATGAAGTGTGGGATCAGCGGCAGAGAAAGATGAGCATCAAGATCAATGGATGCATTCCTCTAAAAACCTGGACCCATATTGCGATTACGGCAATCACAGGAGATGCGACGAGGCCTGATATTGGCGTTTTTGTAAATGGTGAGCAGGTCTATGTGAACCCGTCTGGATTTTTACCGCAGGCCACGACGACCACGAACAATTATCTTGGAAAGTCAAATTGGGCGAATGATACGAGCACATATGAACTCCGCGATGAGCTCTTTCACGGATCTCTCTTTGATTTTAGATTGTATAACAGCGCAATGGCGCAATCAAAAATTAAGGATACGATTTTTTGGGGGAAGAAGATACTGGGTCTTTAGATTTTTTTCTCTTATAGTAAATAGATGTCTTCCCATAATAGTAAGATAGCGAATTGGCGGGCCACTCTTAACAGAATCGCGGCAGCAGAAGCGAGGCATAAGGCCACTTCCTCTGCTGCGGCGCCTCCCGCAGACACTATGCCGCCCATGCCGCCGCCTCCCGTCGCTGCGCCTGTTATAGAAACGCCTCCCGCTGCGCCTGTCGTGGCCCCAGACGTGTGTGTAAATTGCAGTGAACAAGGAAAGTGTGGTGGGTGGACAGATGCCACACAGTGTCTAAAGGGGCTTTATGTAATGGGTGTGAATATGGAGCATAAGGTATATAAATTCAAAATTGTAAAAAAACGTGTAGACAAAGGTAATGGTCAAATATATAATGACCATACATATGAGCTATATAGTAATAATATTAATGGAGATGAAAACAGCGAAATAAAAGAATCGATAAACTCGGCTAAAGTAGAATCCTTATATGAGAATATCGAGAATCAAAGATATGTTTTTGAGCCTAAGGAGAACGCTTATTTTTCGCAGTATGCGATTGGAACACGATTACCTCATTATTTTGGGACAACAACCTTTTTCAAGGGAGGTAAACCCATTGATCAGGACATTGAAAGAGCCATAGAAAAATATAAGACATATGCTGAGAAAGAAGCCTCTAATAAAAAAAAATATGCAGAATGTATTGAAAAATTTAAAGAAAAATTTAATAGATATCTTAATCACAAAATAAGTCTCATGCCTAAAATAGATGATTATGATTTTAAAAACTGTAGGGAAACTTTAAATGATGCAAAAGCAAGCGGCTTATTACCATCTGAATATTTTACTGAACGTCCTCCTTATGTTGCTCCTATAAAGAAAAATAATCGTAGTCAATATGAATACACAGGGTCGTTTGGCATGCGCGGCGGCCGTCGCCGCTCCTCTAAAACAAAACGCGCTCGGCGTTCTAAGAGAAAGGGCACCCGTCGCAATTAACCCTCTAACGTATCGCACAGCTTGAAAGTTTCAAGAAACCCGCCCACGAAAGTTCCATTATAAAACACCATCGGAAAGGTGCGGTGCGGCTTACCAGCAAGACCCTCGATAAACTGTAGAAACTCCTCCTTCTGCGAAATAAGATAGGGCTCGCAGTCAATCACAGTATACTGAAAAGGCTCCAAAATCTCCTTTACCATCTTACAATACTTGCAGTCATCCTTCGAATAGACCGTGAACCCATCGGCCTGAGGAGAAGGAAACATCTACCGGTGGCGCTTAAAATTAAGGAAGCTCAAAGAGCTTCCTTAATTTTAAGGCCTTCCACCATAAACGTCGTAAGTGCCGGCCAAGGCCGACCCTTAGGGTAGGACATTTAAATTAAGGAAGCTAAAGCTTCCTTAATTTAAAGTCACGACGGTAGATTACTAACGTATTCTTCCGTTTATGCTGGAGACAAGTCCAGATTTTTGCTTAATGACTGATTTGAGAGGCGCATAGGCGATAAGCCCATATTCTTTAATAGCAGTATTATAAAGCCAATCAGCAGGATAGAGAATACCCTTTTTTATTCCATTATGATATGTCATAAGAAGCGCATGCATCGATTTACGATTTATCATAATGGCATGGGTTCCCCAAAAACGTGTGATCTTCGCAATGGAGGAAACAAGAGTTGGCTCACCGTCCACAATTTCATTTGTTCCAAAACAGACAATATCCGCCGACGGAAGATCTGCCACACAGGCAAGATAGTCTTCCAGATCACCAACCACTTCTGCATCATCTTCAAAAATACAGACAAATTCATTTGCTCTCTTGAGGGCGGCTTCAATCAGTTCTACGTGACTCGCTACACAGCCTATGATGCCTGGAGTAATCTTCTGACCAGGAAGAGGATGTCGTGTAGGAAATCCCGTATCAGCTAGAGCGGTCCCATCGAGTGCTTCAAAGATCTGTAGATGTCTACCGATTTCTCTTTCAAGTTGATAAATCAAAGGCAGCCTTTCCTTATCTTGTTCTCTATGGATAACAACACAAGGAATCTTCTGGAAGATATCCATCTCTACATTTTTATAAAGTCTTATTTAGACCGATCTTCAACGGTAGTATTCAAGCTATACTTTGATAGAAGCGTCTTGACGTTGTGTATTTTTCCACCCGTTCCATGTTTCTTATACCATTCTAGAATTAGATGAATAGGAACCCAATAAATATGGAATGTTAAGGTTGTATCTGTATGACCCACTGTTTCATATAAGAAGTAGAATGAATTTGCCTTCAAACAGAGATCGAGTTTTGCAGGATTGAAATGTCTTCCTCCTCCTACACTCACACTTGGTGCAAGACATACAGACTTCTTTGCCCCAATCACCTTTCCTTCTGCAAGGGAGGTTGGATCGGATATACATTTCAGATCTGAATATTTACTATCACGAGAAATGGGTCCGTATTGTTTCCATTGCTGCACTGCATCCGTGGGGATATGATGAGTAAGACGAGAATCATATAAACTTTCAACAGGATATCTACTATTTGGTATACCAGCTTGTATTGTATCACGTTTTATTATCAATATAAGTTGGTCAATTGTTTCCATGCTTTTATAAAGCTGTTATCTATATTCAAATTTACCGTCTAACGGTGAGACTTAAAAATAAGGAAGCTCAGAGAGCTTCCTTATTTTTAAGATCCATCACCAAATTAGTCGTAAGTGCCGGCCAAGGCCGACCCTTAGGGTGGGACATTTATTTTAATGAAGCTAAAGCTTCCTTAAAATAAAGTCACGACGTTAGATTCGCCGTCCACCAGATACTGCAGCCTTAAGTTTTGTTACATTATTTAGAGTCTTAGCCGCCTCTACAGGATTTGAAACTTCGGGAGGGAGGTGGCATCCATATGAAAAGACGAATTTTACAGGATCAAAATCATTAGGATGATCAGCCTTTTGTTTCATAAAATAGCTTCCAAATCCAAGTCCAATCAATACATACATTGTAATACTTAGCCCGTAACGAGCCTTTTCTAGCATTGATATTGTTCCAGCATCTCCCTTATCCCTAATAAGGTTATCATGATAAATTTTTAAGTTTTGATCAATTAATAATATAAGAAGAACAGGTATCGAGAAATACCACTTACTCTTTGTCATGAGAATGAAGATGGCATAGACAAAAAATGTCTTAAACCATAAAATATAAAGGGGTGCCGAATTATTAGTATCAAGAACTGTAAATAAGAAAAAGAAAGAAATGAGTCCAATAAAATGCCTAAACCAGATATTATCACGCATAAATAACTGTAAATCACATCCGACAGATGTGCTCAGGAATCCGAATAGGAGCCAGAGATATAATCCAGCAAGAGCTGTCTTTGTATCAAATGTCTTATTTGTGCCCGAGCCTCCAAAGATAGAATCAAGAAGTCCCTGTGCTTCCTGTTTGATATCAACCATCTATTATATGCAATAGGAATTCTCACAGATTCCAGAGGCACAGTCGGAGTCGTAATTACAGAGATAGACGTAGCCGACGGGAAATGCCCAGAGAGGCCAGCCCCAACCACCTGATCCTCCATATGAACCACCGTAGTAGCCGCCACCTATACGTCCACCATGACCTCCATGACCTCTGTGACCGCCTCCATGACCGCCGCCTCCATGACCGCCACCTCCATGGCCGCCACCTCCATGGCCACCACCGCCACCGCTAGCACCTCCGTGGAAAGGCTCAGAAGACAGCGTGACAAAAGAAAATGCGAGTAAGATAATTAAGATTAATACAATAAGATGTCCACTCTTCATTTCTAATATACCTCTACATTCTCATCATCCACAAAGTCTCCAGCGTCAAAGCGAGTTGCCCTTGGTGCTGGTGCTGGAACAGGAGCAACAGCTGGTGCTGGTGCATTAGCAATAATAACAGCACCATCCTCTACAACCCCCTCCTTCCGCATGGAGATATAGCGCCACTCCTTATCAATCTGAGGAAATGCGCAGCCAGACCTCTTTCCTGCCTCCATTAGACTCTTATTTGTATAGATGCGCAGATCCAGAATCTGAGGCAGAAGAGCCTGCCTGTATCGCGCCACGAATGCGACCATCTCAGGCCTGGTCACCAAAGATGCCACCGTCCCTCCAGCAAGAAGATGGCGAGTGGCGGTAGTAGCCTCTACCTCAATAGTCCGAATCAGCTCGGATCCCACGTGCGCAAAGGTGGTGAGAATCTGGCCGAACTCCTTCTTCCTCTCAAAGCGTGTCTCCCTCTGCTCCAATAGCTTCTGCCACTCAGCCTCCGTGAGCTCATTCATGAGATACTTCACATCAATATCCTTGTTCGTATTTGCCAGACGCCGCGCAGGGAAGTCAGGAAGACGCACATGAACAATATCTCCAAAGCACCTGTGAATATTCGCAATAAGAGCCCTTTCAACTACACTCAGCGATGTATTCTGGATAAGACGCGTGAACTGCCACGCATTTGGAAGACCACCACACGGAATGTCTCCAGCCTGGCGCGGCATCTGGCCATTATTCTGGCGGCGCAGCCAATCGTAATAATGCGGATTGTGAACAACACCTGTTACGATGTGTCCAGTATTCCACGAGAAGGCCGTCTGGCATCCATCTTGCGTGCACCACATTTGATCACAATTTCGCACAACTGTCATATCAGGAAGAAGGAAACGCTTATTGCTGTCAACACTCCAGCCATAATAAGTTCCTCGTCCAACAGGAGTAACCTTGATTTCTGAAAGAGAATTATCCTTCTTGAATCCCATGAGCCCCTCCTTTTCAGAATCCGAAAGTGCAAGATATTTGTCTACCTCAATTTCCAGAATCTCGCCACTGAACTTCAGGGCAAGCTTGTGCTTACTGTTGACAGTGTAGGATACACCACTCTTCTGAGAAACCTCATACATCTCATCGCCGCCGGAGCAGAGATCCGTAACAGTGCGAGAAAGGCCATCGTCGCCTACGAGGGTATCTCCAACCGTAATATCCTGTGACATCTTGACAGTTCCATCCCAGAGTAGAATAGGAGTATCCTTTGTGAAGCACCCATCGATCTTGTAGATACGAACACCGCACTTGGGGCACGGCTTCGTCTCGCGCCGAATCAGAGCCGCCGTCGCCTTTGCACTCTCGTCGCACGTGTGTGCGGCATCGCGATCCTCTCCCTTTACTGCCAGACAGTCAGAGCAGGCATACTTTGCACAGACGCCGCACTTGTAGGCCGTGGAGAGATATCCGCGGCACCCCTCTCCAGGGCAGCGTTGGATGAACTCGCGCACCTCCTTCACTGTCTTATCATCGGCATCACGACCCTCCATAATATTCATTGCCCGCATCTGACGGCGGCTCAGCACCTCCTGATCAAAGGAGACCCGAAGAACCACGCCCTCATTCTTTCCATACTTTTCAGAGTTCGCATCTAGCAGGACCATAAGATCGGGCTCATCCGCCTTTGCACAGATACGAAGCTTCTGGCGAATGATGTCCCTCTCCCTCAGAAGCTCTGCCTTCACCTTAAAGAGATCACGATTCTTTGCTAGCACTGTGCTAAAGAGTTCTGCAACCGCACGAATCTCCTTGGTCGCCTCGACGAAGATCTGCATCGCGGGAAGAACGGCCTTCTCTCTCTCGCGAAGAACCTTGGCCCTGTGCTTGCGCAGAGGATCGCTGCGGAACACCTTGGTAAGATGGAGATCAATGAATTCGCGATTCCACCCGCGCTTGCAGCTCATACAGTGGGGGTCCTCATAAGTTGTAAGAAGATAGCGTTGAACGCAGCCCTTGCAGGCCGCAGATGGGCAATAAGGACATGTCACCTTGCATCGCAAGAGAGGCGTGTAATTTTCAAGACAGATCTGGCAGGTCATTTTACTGTATACCTGTCAAAAAAATGGGTGGAGGCTTCAATTTTTATAGCGTCGTTTCCAACGACGTGTATAGCAACGTATATAGCCCCGTTAATGCAAGAGCTCCTTTGCGCTCACTGCAGTCACATACTTTACATCAGAGACCGATACCGGTATTAGCCAGCGATTAGGAAGCTCATCCAAGAATACAGATGGCTTCGGAAAGCCATTGAACTCGCTCGCGGTGACGGTGGTATAGGCTCCCATGTGAGGAAACCAGAGCCAATCGCCAACCTCGAGCTCCTCCATGGTATCGGACCGCGCAATGACATCGAGGCTATCGCAGGTGCGACCAAAGAGAATACCAGGACCTATTTTACCTATAGAGCCCTCCTTTGCAGGAATACGCACCCACGTAGGCGTCTGATGATCGAAGAGGATATTTGTAAATTGTCCATAGAGACTCTCATCAATCGTGTAGCGCCATCCAACTCCCCCATAGGCCGGCTTCTTTCCAATGACCTGAACAAAGAGATCTTGGGCTTCCGTGGCAAAGAAGCGACCTGGTTCGGCAATAAACTGTAGCCCAGCCTTTTTCTTATTTCTTATTTCTTCACGAATCTTTGCAGCCTGCAATGTAAACTTGTTAACATCTGGAACAAATCCACCACCAATATCAATAATCGTAGCACTATGACCCTGTTTCAACAGAGTAGAGCAAGCCGCCGCAGCTAGCTGAATCGCCTTCTGATGAGCGCTCACATCGCCACTCTCAGATCCCACGTGAAAGCTGATTCCCTTCAGCTGAACCCCTGCCTTCTTGGCAAACTCACCAATCTCAGCCACCTTCGCAGGATCGGCTCCAAACTTTGCGCCAAACGGCATCTTACTCCCTGAATCGTCCACGCGAATACGAACGAGGGCACCACCTTTGTAATCAACTATCTTTTCCACCTCTTCACAAGAATCAATCACTGTGAGAGGAGAACCTCGTGTCTTAGCATAATGAATGTCCCTATCGGACTTACATGGATTTGCGTAGATAACTGTATCTGAAATTGGATTTACAAGTGAGAGTTCACGCTGTGAAGCACAATCAAATCCGAACCCGTATTCTTGCAAAATACCGATGAGTTTTGGATCTGGGTTGCACTTGACGGCGTAGTGGGGCCGGACAGAGGGGAGGTTAAAAGCCCATAAAGCTTGGAGACGTTCAACACGAGACTGGGACATGACGTAGAAAGAGCCATTAACACCTGGGTAAGACGCATAGCGAGCAAGGATAGATCGGAGGCTTTTCAGTGCGACTAAGTGATTAATCTTTAGAAAATAATACTTAGGTGGCCACAGTTGTCATTTTTTTTGGTTCGCTCACCTCAGCCGTAAACAATCATATATATCCGTGTTAACGGTGCAATTACAAGTTTTCCTAAAACAGAAGATACCGTTTGCGATCGACCCAATGCACGTGTATCTATAGTATTGAGCCCTGTTTGCTTTACAGGCGATAACTGAAGAGCTGATGACTCTGTATTATAAATTCCATTTACAGGTGAAGAAACAATAGTATAATCAGGCATTAAAACTCCCGAAGAGAAGGAGCGGAGGCGAAAATTAGAGAGAAGCAGGACACTGGGAGAGGGAAGAGTTCGCCCAAAGAGAAGACGACCCTCTAGTTGTGTTGAAGTCATCTTTGAAAACCCTGCAAGATTAGAACTAAATTTATAAACAAGATCATCTGTATCTGCAAGAGAAACAGGTCCATCCACAAGAACAATTTCAAGGCCGGCAGGAACAGTAAAGCTAGTGGTCTCCTTAGTCCCTTGTATCACAAGAGTTTTAGAGACTGTGGGAAGCATACTAACGTTTAATCTTAAAAATAAATGTCCATTGACAAATAGGGAGGATGAGCTGGTATAGAACCTTTGAAATAGACATCCTACGAGTTGGACAACTCTTCATACAACAAAACATTGATTCTGTCTATCCGAGCGCTGGCAACATTCTCTATACAGATGGCAGCGGTGGCACCTACTGGTCTAGTTTACAAAGTGGTGGAGGTGGTGGTCAAATCACAAGACCCACTGTTCTCTATCTGAATCAGGGCACCACTGTTTCCCCTTACAAAGGTCTCCAACTGACACCGATCGTAGGAGCGGGCCTCACAGTGACCACTGTTCTAGATCTCTCTTCAAATGATACTCTAATATCACAATTTCAATCTGATTTTCAAACTCCACTCACAATTCCAACAGGTATCTGGAACCTCAAACTCTATGCAAGTTCCACAGACGTGACAGCGTCAGTCTATTATTCATTGTATGTGAGGCTCACAGGAACAGATACATATATCTGTTCATCAGGACCTGTTCCAATAGGACAGGCTCTAGCCCAATATGAGATTGATCTTCTCGTGCCTGCCACCCCTCTTCCCTTAGGAAGCACAGTTGTCTTGAAACTCTTTGCAAATAATTCAAACCCAGGGGCACAAGTCACTCTAAATACATATTATCAAGGACAAACCTATTCAATTATCTATACAACCTTTGGAACTGTCTTTCCTGCAGATGTTCTTATGTCAACAGTGGATGGCCTCGGCACAGCAGGCTATATTTCAACAGCACAGTTTGCGGATCTAAGTAACTATTTTCAAAATTCGCAACAAGACTGGTCAACACCAGTGAGCACAGTTGCTAGATATACAAGTAATACAAGTAACTGGTCAAAAAATCTCCTACAAGACTGGTCTACACCTGTCTCCTCTGTTGCGCTCTTCACAAGTAATTCCTCAAATTGGTCAAAAAATCTCCTACAGAACTGGTCAACCCCTGTCTCCTCCGTTGCCACCTTCACGAGCAATTCGAGCAATTGGTCTAAGAACCTTCTCCAGAACTGGTCGACCCCTGTCTCCTCGGTTGCCACCTTCACGAGCAATTCCTCAAACTGGTCCTATAATCTTCTGCAGAACTGGTCAACGCCTGTGTCGACCGTTGCCACCTTCGCAAGCAACACAAGCAACTATTTTCTAAGCACACTTGGTCAAGGCGGATTCACACTTCCTCCTTATTTATCTAGCTTTACTCTCAGCACAGGCGCTATAAATGCGTCCACCATTAAGACGGTCTATCTGTATTCAAGCACGGCCCAAATTGAGAGTATGAGTGTTGGAACTCTTTTTGTCTATGGAGCTAGCACCCTAACAGTTGCAGGCCAAGTCATTTTCTACTCAGGGATGACAGTCAATGCGGCGCAGGTCAGCTCCGTTCTTGTGCAGAGCACGATTACTTTTGTAGATCTCGGAACGGGAAAACCATCAGGCCTCCCTTTCTACACAAGCAACTCGTCCCTCTATTTCAATAATGCACCAGTCTCGTGGAATGTGCCGAGCACAGTGGACGGCCTCGGAACCATTGGCTACATTTCCTCTTCACAGCTCTTTTCAACGGTGGCAGGAATTAGCCAGACAATTACAATTGGTAATAATCTGGTTAGCACCCCCTATCTAGATTCTGTCCTGGCCTCAACCACCGCGGGCCTCGGCCAGATCTACATAAGCACTGCCACGGGCGGTGGTGGTTCCTATGCTGGCGACTGGTCAACCCCTATTTCCACAGTGGCCCTTTACACGAGTAATACAAGTAACTACTATTACACGTCGTTACAAGACTGGTCCTCAGCTGTCTCTGTTGCCACCCTCTTCACCAGCAACTTGAGTAACTATTTGGTGACAAATCAACAGAATATTGGATTTATCAGTGATATTTCTGGAGGATCTCTCGACGTCGCAGGAGAAGCGCGCGCAATTTCTTTCAGCTCTATCCTTCTCTATACATCCTCTATCATAGCCGCAAATGCCAACCTTCTCTATGGAACCATTTCCAATCTGACAACGATCCGATCTCAGACATCCAATCTTCAGATACCTCAACCGACTGATCACGAATGGATCAGTTTCGCAACTACTCCAAACGCAGAATCTGTGCTACTGCGAAGTTCAGACACTTTAACATGGAGAACATCCATCTCTCCATTTATCGGTGGACAGATGAACAGTCTTATTTGGACAGGGAATTACTGGCTCGCCGTCGGCACCGACCAATTCAATAGATACACCTCTTCAAAGAGCGTAGATGGTCTGAATTGGGTGGATTTTTCGGGCCCCTTCGTGGCCGGCCTCGCCACCTCTCTCGGATGGAACGGATCGATCTGGGTTGCGATGGGCCTTGACTCAAATAGCGCGCACACCCTCTCCACATCGGCGGATGGAGAGAACTGGACAGAAGTAGGAGGCCCTTTTGTGGGTGGTAGAGGCCTTGCAGTGGCCTGGAATGGCACCTATTGGCTCGCCATAGGAAATAGTTATGAAACGGGTGATACAATTGCAATAAGTTCAGATGGTATTATCTGGACCACAGCAGCAGGCGCAAATTTCACAAACCCTTCTGGATATGCTGGTCTAGCCTGGAACGGCAGCCTCTGGGTTCTAACAGGGAGTGATCAGGCACAGACAAACACGATAGCTTACAGTTCTGATGCTGTAGCATGGACTTCTATACCCGGTCCATTCACAGGAGGATTTGGAACCTATGTGCTCTGGAATGGCACCTTCTTCTTAGCGACGGGTCACGGACCCTTTACAATTGGAAAAAGTGCAGATGGAATATCCTGGTCATCCTTTCCAGGTCCTTTCGCGGGGGGCGGATATGGCCTCACTCTCGGATGGAATGGGCTCTATTTTCTAGCGAGTGGATTCGGCGGTTCAGATATAGGAAATATTCTTTTTTACAGTCTAGACGGCGAGTCTTGGACAGGCCTGGGCAATCTATTCGGAGGAAAACACATCCTCTTTGCGACGGCGATTTCCTATGCACACTACCCTGTTCAGACAAGCCTCTACGTGAATAGCGTTGGATATATCTCTTCAATGACAGGCAATTGGGTGGATTGTGAGACGCTCGTTGTTGTTGATATTTAATCTACACCTACGCTAGATGTCGGTTACTTATATACCGAGCACCGCCACATTGGTGAATATAATAACAACTACTGTGCCACGAACTGTTTTGATGCCTCCCGCATCTGAACGGCCTGGCAGACTTATTACAATCAAGGATGTAACTGGCTTTTCTGCTATGTATCCTATCACAATCTCAACACAAGGTGGAAATACATTTGATAATGGAAGCAATATCTACACAATCAGTTATCCTTACAGTGCTGTTACATTCATAGGAAGAACAACCAACTGGTTAAAAACAAATACAAGTGAGCCGACAACATCTACCCCTACTCTGACGGTGGCTGGAGATATTCAAGCGAACACTGACGTGTATATAACTGGAAATGAATACGTGATGAAGGAGATCTCAGCCCCTACGATCTCCACAATCTTTGGCTTGATCTCGTCTGGCAATGCAGCCAATCAATACGTGACTGCGACAGGTCTCTCAGCCGTTTCTCTGTTCGCAAGCAACACGAGTAACTGGGCTTCAAATGCCTTTCAGGACTGGTCAACGCCCCTTTACATGTATGCTGCCTTTTCAAGTAACACAAGTAACTGGGCCGCGAATATACTTCAAGACTGGTCAACTCCTACATCGACAGTAGCTCTGTTCACAAGCAATTCCTCCAATTGGTCTAAGAATCTTCTGCAGAACTGGTCAACCCCCACATCCACAGTCGCTGAGTTCGCAAGTAATACGAGTAACTGGGCTTCGAATGCATTCCAAGACTGGTCAACCCCCACATCAACAGTAGCCTTCTTCACGAGCAATACGTCAAACTGGGCGGTCCAAGCAAATCAAGACTGGTCAACTCCTACCTCAACAGTTGCCTTGTTCACAAGCAACACGAGCAATTGGGCCTATAGTGCCTTACAAGACTGGTCAACCCCCACGTCCTCGGTTGCGCTGTTTACAAGCAATACGTCAAACTGGGCATCCAATGCATTTCAAGACTGGTCTGTAGCTACAAGCACAGTAGCCTTTTTCACGAGCAACACGAGTAATTGGGCTTCCAATGCATTCCAGGACTGGTCAACCGCGACAAGCACTGTATCACTTTTCACAAGTAACACGAGCAACTGGGCGGTCCAAGCAAACCAGGACTGGTCAACCCCTACCTCCACAGTCGCTCTTTTCACAAGTAACACGAGCAACTGGGTGGTCCAAGCAAACCAGGACTGGTCAACTGCAACAAGCACGATTGCTCTTTTCACAAGCAATACGAGCAACTGGGCAGTTCAAGCAAACCAGGACTGGTCTGTAGCCACGTCAACAGTGGCGCTTTTTACAAGCAATACGAGTAACTATTCAAAGAGTATTTTACAGGACTGGTCTGTAGCTACAAGCACAGTAGCTCTTTTCACAAGTAACACAAGTAACTGGGCAGTCAAAGCAAACCAAGACTGGTCAACCCCCACATCCACAGTAGCTCTGTTCACAAGTAATTCCTCCAATTGGTCAAAAAATCTTCTCCAGGACTGGTCAACACCTGTATCCTCCGTTGCCACCTTCACAAGTAACTCATCAAACTGGTCAAAAAATCTTCTCCAGGACTGGTCAACCCCTGTGTCTACTGTTGCGACCTACACAAGCAACACAAGCAACTGGGCTTCCAATGCCTTCCAAGACTGGTCAACCCCTGTGTCTACCGTTGCTCTCTTCACAAGCAACACAAGCAACTGGGCTTCCAATGCATTCCAAGACTGGTCAACTGCAACAAGCACGATCGCTCTTTTCACAAGCAATACAAGCAACTATTATGCCAATACAACCACTGATCTATCAACCCCCTTTTCAACTCTGGCCCTCTTCACAAGCAATACATCAAACTGGGCTTCTAATGCCTTCCAAGACTGGTCAACTTCTGTGAGCACTATCAGCATATTTACGAGCAATACAAGCAACTACTATCATTCTCTCACATTACTCGATATTAGCACAAGCATCCAAAGCACAACCGATGGCCTTGGGACCATTGGATATATTTCGAGCACACAACTCACTTCAACTACACAGGGATTTACAGAGTATGTCTCTTCCCAGATAGGATTACCAGGTGTAAATACAACAGGCACTGTTCTCTATCTGAATCAGAGTGAAACTGTTGCGCCTTATAAAGGGCTCCAGCAAAATCCTGCAATTGTTGGCTCAACAGTAGATATTCTCACTGTTTTAACTGCGTTAACAAGTAATCAGATCATTACAGAATTTCAGTCAGACTTTACTCTTCCTCTTTTTATTAATGAAGGTATCTGGGATCTTAATCTATTTACATCCTCAGATACTCCAGATATTTCACTCTATTGCTCCCTCTTCGTAAGAGATTACCTCGGAAATGAAACACTCATTGGAACCAGCTCGGATAATGATACACCTATGGCAAATTTAATTCAAAAGCAAAATATAATTAGTGTATTTGTTCCTTATACAAATCTTGATCCAACCTCAACTCTCGTTTTCAAGATCTTTGGAAACAATCCTGGGGCTACCGCGAACTTCCACACCTATTATCAAAATTCCAGCTATTCTCGTATTATAACTACACTTGGAACCCTTGTTCCTGCGACTACTCTCACATCAACAGTGGATGGTCTTGGAACCGCGGGATATATTTCAACCGCTTATGTTCAAGATCTAAGTAATTGGGCTGCGAACGCCTTCCAGGACTGGTCAACTCCTGTATCGTCTATAGGCGAATACACAAGTAATACATCAAACTGGTTTTTAAACACCTTTCAAGATTGGTCTGTAGCTACAAGCACTGTTGCTCTATACACAAGTAACACAAGTAATTGGGCTTCTAATATACTTCAGGACTGGTCTGTAGCTACAAGCACTGTTGCCCTATACACAAGCAACACAAGTAACTGGGCTTCTAATATACTTCAGGACTGGTCTACTGTAACAAGCACGATCGCCCAGTTCACAAGCAATACAAGTAACTACTATGCCAATACAACCACTGATCTATCAACCCCCTTTTCATCTCTTGCTCTTTTCACAAGCAACACGAGTAATTGGTCCTATAATCTATTACAAGACTGGTCCACCTCTGTATCAACCGTTGCTACATATACAAGCAATACATCAAACTGGGCCTATAGTGCCTTTCAGGACTGGTCAACCCCTGTGTCCACTATTGCCCTATACACGAGCAACACATCAAACTGGGCCTCAAATGCCTTTCAAGACTGGTCAACACCTGTATCCACAGTAGCTGAATTCACAAGCAATACAAGCAACTGGGCCTCTAATGCGTTTCAGGACTGGTCAACGGTGACAAGCACTGTGGCTCAATTCACAAGCAATACAAGCAATTACTACGCAAATACAACGACCGATCTATCAACCCCCTTTTCAACTCTTGCTCTCTTCACAAGCAACACGAGTAACTGGGCCGCTGGTTTCCAGCAGGACTGGTCAACACCAGTATCCTCTATTGCTGAGTTTGGGAGCAACACGAGCAACTGGGCTTCTAATATACTGCAAGACTGGTCAACCCCTGTTTCCTCCGTTGCTGAGTTTGGGAGCAACACAAGCAACTGGGCCTCTAATATACTTCAAGACTGGTCAACCCCCGTCTCTACCGCTACGCTATTCACAAGTAATACGAGTAATTACTTTGCAACTGCCCTCATAGACTGGTCAACCCCTGTGTCCTCCGTTGCTGAGTTTACAAGCAATACGTCAAACTGGAGCTACAATCTGCTACAAGACTGGTCAACCCCTGTATCCACCATCGCCGAGTACACAAGCAATACGAGCAACTGGGCTTCGAATATACTTCAAGACTGGTCAACTGTGACAAGCACCGTCGCCGAGTTCACAAGCAACACAAGTAACTGGGCTTCCAACGCCTTTCAAGATTGGTCAACTCCCCTTTCCACTGTTGCCTTATACACAAGCAACACGTCAAACTGGGCTGTTCAAGCAAATCAAGACTGGTCCACCCCTATATCAACCGCTACGCTCTATACAAGCAACACAAGCAACTATTTTGAAGCACTCATTGGCTCCTCCATCTCGATCAGCACGGCGAATGTTACGACAAGCACTCTATCAATTATTGATAGTGTTACAGCCAATACGACAGGTCTTATCTATCAGCAGAGCAGTCTTCTCTATTTTAACCAGTTTGTCATTGGCGGCGCGTTCTGTCTCTATTCAGGTGAATATGGTTCCGTGCCCTTTGATCCTACTACAATAACCTCTCTCAATCTCTGGCTAGATGCACAGGATCCTACAACGATTGCTACATCAGGCTCAGTGATAACGAGCTGGGCAGATAAATCTGGGCGATCACTCACAGCAGTGCCAATAGGAATCAATGTCCCCCTCTATAATTCATCCTATCTACCCTATGTTGATTTTAATGCTGGTCAGAGCCTTGCCGTCGCAAATTGGGGATATACTACAGGCTGGTCTGTCTTTGTCTGTATGAATACAGTTATCCTAAATCCTCGCTGGCTCATCTCTCCTTATCCTGATGCCAACCTCATTATGATGGGAATGGCAGAGGGAACTAGTAAAATATTCAATGCCTATCTTCCTGGTGCCCCTTCTGATGTTACAGGGGCTCATATTGAATACACATCAGCTCAGAATACGAATGATGGTGCCTCGGCCTTTGCGTGGTGGCGCGATGGAACTCTTCAGACGCTGACAGAAACATCTGCAGGTGTTCCTGCAAACCCTAGCGCCAGCCTTGGTATTGGTGGAAATATTGATGGCAGTGCCGATATTGGCGGGCAATACCAAATCTATGAAATTCTCGTCTTCAATACCTATCTTTCAACTCAAGAAAGACAAAGAATAGAAGGATATCTGGCATGGAAATGGGGGCTAGAAACAAACTTACCACTTAACCATCCATGGAGATATTCCGAGCCATAACGTCGTTAGTGCCCGCTAACGACTAATAATCCGTCATATCTTATTTCTAAGAAAGCTCTCCGAGCTTTCTTAAAAATAAGTATAGACGGTAATCAGAGGGCCCTATGTCTGGACCAATGAGCACTATAACAAGTGTAGCAATGGTAGATGTCCGAAGGAGGGCATACACACTTACATTACCAAAAACAACTGATATTCCGTATCGTGTCATCACTATGAAAGATGTTTACGGTACAGCGTCACCAGCATCTACTATCACACTTGTAACGCAATTTGGAGATACCTTTGAGGATGGAACAACCTCAAAGGTCTTCAATGATCCTTTTGGAACCACACAACTTTACACAGGCAAGCCTGGAAAGTGGTTCACAATTGCAGGCACTCAGTTCCAGTCTGCCACCTTTGGTTCTTTGAGCACCCAGCAAGTGAGAGCATCCACCTTTATTGGAGATGGATCTCAACTGCAGAATGTGGCAGGTCTCTCCACGGTTGCTGCCTACATGAGCAACACGAGTAACTGGGCTTTTCAGGGCCAGCAAGACTGGTCAACACCTCTATCCTCTGTCGCTGAGTTTGGGAGTAATACGAGCAACTGGGCTTTCAATGCGTTTCAAGACTGGTCGACACCTGTTTCTACCGTTGCTGAGTTTGGGAGCAATACGTCAAACTGGTCCGCAAATGCTTTCCAAGACTGGTCAACACCTGTGTCATCGGTTGCTGAGTTTGGGAGCAATACGAGCAATTGGGCCTCTAATATACTTCAAGACTGGTCAACCCCTGTGTCCTCGGTAGCCGAATTTACAAGCAATACGTCAAACTGGGCTTCTAACCTAAGCCAAGACTGGTCGACGCCTGTCTCTACAGTGGCCGACTTTACGAGCAACACATCAAACTGGGCTGCAAACATAAGCCAGGACTGGTCAACTCCCGTTTCTACTGTGGCCTACTTTACGAGTAACACAAGTAACTGGGCTGCTGGTTTCCAGCAGGACTGGTCAACCCCTGTCTCCTCTGTGGCCGAGTTTACAAGCAACACATCAAACTGGTCTGCCAACGCCTTTCAGGACTGGTCAACACCTGTCTCTACCGTCGCCGAGTTTGGGAGCAACACGAGCAACTGGGCCGCTAATGCCTTCCAAGACTGGTCAACGCCTGTCTCCTCCGTCGCGACCTATACAAGCAACACATCAAACTGGTCGTATAGCGCCTTTCAGGACTGGTCAACGTCTGTGTCTAGCGTCGCAGAGTTTACAAGCAACACGTCAAATTGGGCTTCAAATGCTTTTCAGGATTGGTCCACAGTGACAAGCACGATTGCGCAATTCACAAGCAATACAAGCAACTATTATGCAAATACAACCACAGATCTTTCTACACCCTTTTCAACCCTTGCCCTCTACACTAGCAACACGAGCAACTACTTTTTATCAGCACTCATAGACTGGTCGACTCCTGTATCTAGCATCGCTGACTTTACGAGCAATACAAGCAACTACTACAATTCACTCACATTGCTTGATATCAGCACGTCAATGCAGAGCACGGTGGATGGTCTTGGCACCATCGGTTATGTCTCAACGTCTGGCCTTGCCTCTACAACGACTGGAATGATCGAGTTTGTTTCCACACAGTTAGGTATTCCTCAAGTGAACACAACAGGCACTGTCTTTTATCTGAATTACAGTCTCACAACGGCTCCTTACAAAACCATGGATGATATTGTAATTATTACATCTGAAACTGATCTGCCTACGCCACTCACGGCCACTACAAATGATATATTCGTATCAGCCTTTCAGACAGATTTTGATCTTCCCCCTTTTATTGGCGCAGGTATATGGGACGTAAATCTATTTGCCTATGCGGAATCAACGGATGTCTATGTCTATGCAAATCTGTATACGCGCGATTTGGATGGGAATGAAGTTCTTATTGCCACCTCTTCACAAACACCTGCTGCAGTTCCCCTTTCAATCGCCCAGCAGGTTGATATCACTTTATATGTTCCTTATACAACTCTTGATCCGCAGACCACAGGGATTAAAAGTCTAGTTCTAAAGATATATGCAAATTCCCTCTTTAATGATGGAAGTGTCATACACACGTTCTATCAGGGCCAGCGGTATTCGCATATGCACACCACATTTGGAACACTTGTTCCTGCCGTCACACTCACGTCAACAGTGGATGGCCTCGGAACGGCGGGCTACATTTCAAGCGCCTATACTCAGGATCTGAGCAATTGGTTTTCCAATGCATTTCAGGATTGGTCAACGCCTGTGTCGAGTGTAGCCCTTTTTACAAGCAACACGAGCAACTGGGCTGTCCAGGCAAACCAGGATTGGTCGACGCCTGTTTCGAGTGTCGCGACTTATACAAGCAACACGTCAAACTGGTCCTATAATTTATTACAAGACTGGTCAACGCCTGGTCGACGCCTGGCGTCAACCGTTGCTGAGTTTACGAGCAATACCTCAAACTGGGCTTCTAATGCATTTCAAGACTGGTCCACACCTGTCTCTACCGTTGCGACCTACACGAGTAATACAAGCAACTATTTTGTAAATACACTTCTAGATTTTTCCACACCACTTTCAACAGTTGCTACATTTGCAAGCAATGTATCACAAGACTGGTCAACACCTGTCTCAACCGTTGCGACCTATACAAGCAATACAAGCAATTACTTTGCAAATACTTTTCAAGACTGGTCAACACCAGTTTCCTCTGTTGCCGAATTTACGAGTAACACCAGCAACTGGGCTTCCAACGCCTTTCAAGACTGGTCAACGCCTGTTTCCTCAATTGGTGAATTTACTAGCAATACAAGTAACTGGGCTTCCAACATAAGCCAAGATTGGTCAACCCCTGTGTCCTCAATTGGTGAATTTACAAGTAATACGTCAAACTGGGCTTCCAACGCTTTTCAAGACTGGTCAACTCCTGTGTCCTCAATTGGTGAATTTACGAGTAACACCAGTAACTGGGCTTCTAACATAAGCCAAGACTGGTCAACGTCTGTGTCTAGCGTCGCAGAGTTTACAAGCAACACGTCAAACTGGGCTTCCAACGCTTTCCAAGACTGGTCAACAGTGACAAGCACAATTGCTGCATTCACAAGCAATACCAGCAACTATTTTGCCAATGGAACAACTGATCTGTCAACACCCTTTTCAACCCTTGCCCTTTTCACAAGCAACACGAGTAACTGGGCTTCCAACGCCTTTCAAGACTGGTCCACGCCTGTCTCTACTGTCGCGACCTACACAAGTAACACCTCAAATTATGCCAAAGGTATTTTACAAGACTGGTCAACCTCTGTCTCTACCGTATCTCAATTCACAAGCAACACGTCAAACTGGGCCGCCAACGCTTTTCAGGACTGGTCAACACCACTTTATCTGTATGGAGCGTATACAAGTAATACGAGCAATTATGCTATTGGTATCTTACAAGACTGGTCAACCTCTGTGTCTACGGTCTCCAAATACACAAGCAATACGTCAAACTGGACCGCCAACATAAGCCAAGACTGGTCAACACCAAACTCCACTGTCGCTTCCTTCACGAGTAACACGAGCAACTGGGCTTCTAACGCTTTCCAGGACTGGTCAACCTCTGTCTCTACCGCTACGCTCTTTACAAGTAACACATCAAATTGGGCCTCAAATGCCTTGCAAGACTGGTCAACACCTGTCTCCACTGTCGCTGAGTTTGGGAGCAACACATCAAACTGGGCTTCCAACGCTTTTCAAGACTGGTCAACACCTGTTTCCACTGTCGCTGAGTTTGGGAGCAACACATCAAACTGGGCCTCCAATGCATTTCAAGACTGGTCAACCCCTGTCTCCACTGTCGCTAAGTTTGGGAGCAACACATCAAACTGGGCCGTCAATGCCTTCCAAGACTGGTCAACCCCTGTCTCCACAGTTGCTGAGTTTGGGAGCAATACATCAAACTGGTCTCACAATATACTACAAGACTGGTCAACGCCTATCTCCACTGTCGCTAAGTTTGGAAGCAATACATCAAACTGGTCACATAATCTACTCCAAGACTGGTCAACCCCTGTTTCCACTGTTGCTCATTTTGGCAGCAATTCGAGCAATTATCTGATCAATATGCTACAAGACTGGTCAACCCCTGTGAGCTCAGTAGCTGCATACACAAGTAATACAAGCAATTACTTTGAGAATTTACTACACTATGATGTAAGCACTGTAATAACAAGCAGTGTAGATGGGCTTGGAACTATAGGTTATGTTTCAACTTCGCAACTCACAAGCACATTCCTCGGTCAACAATCAAATGGTGTAGCTCTACTGCGATCAACTGTAAATGGCCTAGGGTCCGCAGGCTATATCTCAACTGCGCAACTCACAAGCACTGTTCTTGGGCAACAGTCAAATGGTGTTACATTGTTAGCTTCAACAGTTATTGGCCTCGGAACCGCAGGCTTCATTTCTACAGCCAGCCTTGTAAGCACTGTGAATGGTCTCGGAACTGCTGGTTATGTCTCAACAATCGGGATGCAAGAATATGTATCAACACAACTTGGTTTTGGTATAGGAAACAGATCAGGCACTATTTTGTATCTGAATTACAGTGTAACGGTTAGAAATGGAACTGTTAAGGAATTAAATCCAACAGCTACAACTGCGGCCATTACAAATTTACCTACATATATAGATCATGACGTATTAAACACTTTACTTACTGCATTTGAATCGGATTTCACATTACCCTCTTTTATCCCAGCAGGTGAATGGGATTTGAATCTTTTTGCTAGAATTACTGGAAATAGCCCTTCAATTTTCATTTATACAAGCCTGTATACACGGATAGGTGGTGTTGAGACACAGATCGCAACCACGTCAGCCGCTCCTACACTTGTGTCTGACACAGTTGAATCACAATATATCTGTTCAATGTATGTTCCCTATACAAATCTTCCTGCAGGAACAACTGTTGTTTTGCGAATTTTTGGGAATAATACATCTACTAACAAAAATGATACAATCACAGTAGCCTACGAAGGTGGCGCCTATTCGCACATTCATACAACCTTTGGAACACTTATACCAGAGGTGGTTTTAACCTCGACTGTTGATGGCCTCGGAACTGCGGGCTATATATCATCAACGCAGTTGACAAGCACAATCGCACATCTGGGAACTGCGGGCTACGTGAGCACAGCCTATACAACTGACCTTAGCAACTACTTTGCAAACCGTCTTTTCTATGATCCAAGCACGCCTATCTCAACAGTTGCTAAATTCACAAGCAACACAAGCAATTACTTTGCAAATCGCCTTCTCTATGATTCGAGCACACCTATATCAACTGTTGCTAAATTCACAAGCAATACAAGCAATTACTTTGCAAATACGCTTCTCTATGATCCAAGCACTCCTATTATCAGCACAGTGGACGGCCTCGGCTCGGCCAGCTACGTATCCAGCACGCAGCTCGCCTCAACAACAACCGCGCTCCAAAACTACATTTCTACGCAAGTTGGACTTCCTGGCGTGAATACAACAGGAACTACCCTCTACCTGAATTACAGTGTATCAGCAAGCCCCTATTTTGCTCTTGAAAATGTGACAACAACCGCCAGTTCATCAATGCTTACAACCAATATCATGCCTCTCACAAATGATTCACCCATTATAGAATTTCAAACAAACTTTACTCTCCCTCTTTCAATTGAGGCAGGTGTCTGGGGACTCAATTTACTCGCGTATGCCACTCCAATTGGTGTGTCTATCTATGCATCCCTCTATACACGTCTCTCAGGAACCGAAACCTTGATTGCAAAATCAAGTGCAATGCCAGTCGGCACAACAACCGCGTGGATTTCGATGTTCCTATTCGTCCCCTATACTGTGCTCCCTGAAGGAACCACTCTTGTAATCAAAGTGTTTGGAAACAATACAGAGGCAGGGATTAATACACTTTACACATATTATGAAAATAATACCTATTCTCACTTGGATACAACACTTGGAGCACTTGTTCCTGCAACGACACTGACCTCCACTGTGGATGGCCTCGGAACTGCGGGCTATGTGAGCACTGCCTATACAACTAAGTTGAGTAATTACTTTGCGAATGTATCGCAAGACTGGTCAACCCCTGTCTCTACAGTGGCTACATACACCAGCAACACGAGCAATTATGCTAAAGGGATTCTGCAAAACTGGTCAACTGCCCTTTCAACCGTGGCCTATTTGGCGAGTAACGCAGGATCGAGCACGGACTGGACAACCCCTGTTTCCACTGTAGGTAGATACACAAGCAATACAAGCAACTGGGCTGCCAATGCATTCCAAGACTGGTCAACTGCTCTCTCCACTGTTGCCTATTTATCAAGTAACGCAGGATCGAGCACGGACTGGTCAACGCCTGTCTCCACTGTCGGTATATACACAAGCAATACAAGCAACTGGGCTGCAAATGCATTCCAAAACTGGTCAACACCTCTAAGCACAGTTGCGACCTATACAAGCAACACATCAAACTGGTCCTATAATTTGCTACAAGACTGGTCAACCTCTCTTTCTACCGTGGCGTATTATGCGAGTAACCATTCTGGGGGAGGTGGCGGTGGCACAGGAACCAGCACAGACTGGTCAACACCCCTTTCCACCGTCGCCTCGTTCCTCGGATCCTCCATTTCCTACAGCACTGCCAATATCACGGTGAGCAGCCTCACATTCAGAGACACTTCGTATAACTCCACAGGTGTTCTCTATGAAACAAGCTCTATCCTCTATTTCAATGGCCAAGTGATTGCTGGCGCATTTACGCTTCCTGGTGCCCTCTATGGAAGCGGAACTGGTTTTATCTCCTCGATCCCGTTCGTGAGTAGCGGTGGAATTGGCGCGCCAATTGGAATCACACAGCTCATGTCATCTCTGGCCGGCCTCGGCAACTTGAACTATCTGTCAGGACCCTCTCTCTTCTCAACAGTGGCAGGCCTAGGAGCTTCCTACCTCTCATCCCCCTCACTAACAAGCACTGTAGCTGGCCTCGGCACAGCTGGCTATGTGTCAACATCCCAGCTCATTTCCACTGTGGCAGGTCTGGCGACAACAGGAGGATCAATCACAGGTGGTCAGATGTTCAGCACTGTGGACGGTCTTGGCCTTCTAGGATATATCTCAACGCAGGCGCTCAAAAGCACGATGAGGGGGCTCGGCTCAGCAGGTTATGTGTCAAGCTCTCAGCTTACGAGCACTGTAGATGGCCTCGCAACAACCGGCTTCTATATCTCAAGCACTGGTGTCGCGAGCACGATTGATGGGCTCGGTGCACTCGGCTATCTGTCGACCGCCAACCTTACAAGCACCGTTTCACGCTTAGGAAATCTCGGTTATCTGTCTACCCAACATCTAACAAGCACAGTTGCGTCTCTGAATACAAATAATCAGGCGATCCTCACCTCTTCACTGATCGGTCTTGGAGACATGAATTATGTATCCACCTCCACTATTTTCATTTTGCGCCCCTTCATTCCTATTCCTTTTCCTGCCGTCACGGTAACAGGCTATTATCTACAGGACTGGTCAACACCTTTGAGCTCGGTTTCCCAGTTCACGAGCAACACGAGTAACTGGACTGTCCAGGCAAACCAGAACTGGTCAACACCAGTCTCAACTGTTTCTTGGTTCACGAGTAATACGAGCAATTGGGCCTCTAACATCCTCCAAAACTGGTCAACTTCAATCTCCACAGCCGCCGCCTACACAAGCAACACGAGTAACTACGCAGCAAATATTCTACAAAACTGGTCAAGCCCTCTCACCTCTACAACGATAGGCCTTGGCACGGTTGGCTATGTATCCGTTCAAAGAGTTCTAGCCACGGGCTACGTGAACTCACTCGTGACACCGACGGTAAATTACAACAGTGTTTTCTATCTCCCTGTGATTGCCTCCACGATCACGACGAATCAGACAGTGCTAACAAGCGCAGTTGGCACCTACTTTTTCTACACGAGTGCAACCGCGGGCCTCACCATCACATTGCCTTCTCCAGCAAATGGCTGGAATGTGACAATCCAAAATACCTCTGGTAGTAGTCAGAACATAACCGTTCTCACGACTCCAAACAAAACTCTAACCCCTGGTTCTACACTGCGTTTCTTCTCGGACGGAGTAACCTACTATTTTATTTAATAGCTTAATAGGGTGAATGAGTTATTATAAGCTTCTTCAGGTGGACATAATTCAAACAAGCCAGCTCTATCTTGGAGGTGGCATCAATGCATATCCACCATCGACAGGACAGTCTCTTTTCTCTGACGGGTCAGGTGGCACCTATTGGTCCACGCCTTCCGGTCGCACAACTCAATTTACGTCTACAGTTGAAGGACTTGGCAGAGCTGGCTATATCTCCAGTTCACAGCTGTATTCCACCGTTGGAAGCTTGCTCCTAAACACGGGATCTGGCGGAGGAACTGTAAATGCTGTGACATCAACACAACTCCAAAGCACAGTGGACAATCTAGGCTGGGCAGGCTACGTATCCAGCATACAACTTCTTAGCACAGTGGCAAATCTAGGCTCTGCAGGCTATATTTCTTCGGCCCTTATTCCTCTTCTTGTATCAACAAGTCAATTGACGAGCACTGTAGGAGGTCTCGGAAATGCCAACTATGTCTGCACGAGCCAGCTCGCAAGCACAGTGTTTGGCCTCGGTAACTTCTATATCAGCACGAATTCATATGGAACTGGCGACGTGACGACCGCCCAGCTCATTTCCACATCAAGAGGTCTCGGAAATATCTATCTGAGTTCCTACACGTATCCGTTCGCCCTGAGCACACAGCTTATCTCCACTGCAGACGGCCTTGGTAATTTTTACATTAGCACACCGATGATTGTCTCCACATTGGCAGGCCTTGGAAATCTGGGCTACATGAGCAGCCAGAATATCACATCTACCGTGGCTGGTCTTGGAAAAACCTATATCAGTGCAACTGACGTTGTCTTATCGCGCTATATCTCAACGGGCCTCAGCACTCCCCAGCTCACCACCTCCAATATTTATACAAGCAACATATATACAAACAATTTCTACACAGGAACCGCCTATGTGAGCACAACCTTTACAACGCAGAATGCACCGGTCAGTATAACATTCACAAGTAACACTCCCGCCCTCCCTGTCTCCATGACAGGCCCCACAGGTCAGCCGTTCAATATGCGCTTGGCCGCTGGCGTCGGCGCTCTGACCCTTTCCGTCGACGGGACATCCAATGCGACTATACGATCAGAACAGCCAGGAACAGGCGCGAATCCTCTGAATATCCAGGGCTCTGTGATCTATGAAAACGCGAACTCCAACGTTTTCTATCCTGGAACCTTCTTAGCCAATAACAATACACAGATCCTCGGATCCACCATTTCAACGGGACTCCTTATAGCGACTCGGGCCACCCTTTCCTCTGTAATCGCTGACGGCTCCCAGCTCTACAATCTAACAGCTGTCTCAACCGCGACCATGACATCCACCGTGGCAGGATATGCGAACTCGCTGAACGTGGTGAGCACAGCTACACTCGCCTCTACGATCCAGGGTCTTTCGAATATCATTGGATATCTGAGCGCGGCCTCTCTTGGGCCGATTTTGAGCACGGCTCTGATGACGACTTCGTCTCTGACTGTCTTTGGTAACACGACAACCGGATATCTGAACTTTTCCAATCCGTATACATCCAATATCTTGGTTGCTACAGGTGCTGCCGCCACCCCTGCAGCCACTATCGAATACAGTGTGAATGGATCAACTTGGACGAATATAGCAACAGGCGGCTTCTCCGTGGCGGGCTATGGCCTCGCCTGGAACGGTGTTCTCTGGGTTGCGGTGGGTCAAGACGCCACGGCTGCAAACAGAATCCAATATAGTAGCAACAGCAGCAACTGGCTCGCCGCAACAGGTGCCACCTTTTCAGTGAGAGGTGGTGGAGTGGCCTGGAACGGATCCCTCTGGGTTGCGGTGGGTCAAGATGGAACGCCTGCAAATACGATCAAATACAGTGCGAACGGTATTGCGTGGACGAATTCACTGGGCTCCGCCTTCGGAACAGCCGGAAATGACGTGGCCTGGAACGGTCGTCTGTGGGTTGCCGTAGGCACAGATTCCTCCGCCGCCAACGCCATTCGCTACAGTTTGAACGGTAGCAACTGGTTCGCCTCGTCTGCGACGGCAAACTCGTCAACCCAGAACGGAATTGCCTGGAACGGCAAGTTCTGGCTCGCATGCGGCACAGTGTCAGCAGGCAATAACGGGATTTCCATCAGTCAAGACGGTATCAATTGGTCTTCCGTATCAGCTCCTTTTCAGACACAAGTTGCAGATGTATCATGGAATGGAGTTCTCTGGGTTGCTATGGGATCTGATAGCGGGATTATCTACAACAGATACAGCTATGACGGGTATACATGGATTCAGGGAACTGGTGCGCAGTTTTCAGTGACCGGTATCTATTCCGCATGGAATGGATCCATCTGGGTTGCAGGTGGACAGGATGCTACACAGACTGGTCTCATTAAGACATCTTCAAACGGTATCAATTGGGTAAATTCCACTGCAAATAACTTTACAACGTCAGTCAATAGAATTGCGTATTCTTCGAATATGCAGCCGTATTTCAATGGCCCTGCGCTCTATTACTTACCCCAACCCATCCCTCTTTTCATGAATAGCACGAATAGCTTTCTAATGTCGCAGAGAGCTCTGACGATCAATAATACCGTGTATATAGACACCTTGGTGAACAGAACGGGTATCAATTGCAATGCGCCGAGTTATGATCTGGATGTGTATGGCGCCATGAATGTGTCCTCAGCCATCTACGCGTCCACCTTCGTCGGCAATGGCTCTCAGCTCACGAACGTGCTCACCCAGCCTTTTCTCACGTCGTCTCTGATAGGTCTCGGCAACCTCGGATATGTCAGCACAATTGACTATAGCACTCTTGGAAGTAATATTACTAGCACACTGAATAGCACTCTTTCCAACTACATTAGTGTTCCTTCATTGAACTCGACGACCACCTTTTTCCTGAACAGATTTGCAACTCTCTTTTCCACCTCGACTGTATTTCTGAGCTCAGCCTTCAACTTGGTGGTGAGCAGCGGCCAGTTCAGCTCCATCTTAGCAAGCACGATCACAACCAGCACTCTAATTGTGAGCTCACTGAATGCGGCTGATTCTAGGATGCAGCGTCAGCTTGTCAGCTCCATCCGCATGTTTGAGGCAGATGGCTACATGGTGCTGCCTCCTTTCCAGAGCTCCAATATCAGTGCGATCTACATGCAAGCGAGCACTCTACAGGCCAACTCACTGAACATTAACAGAATTCTTCTGGGTAGCAACAGAAATCAGACGATCATTCCCTTCTATGGACTTTCAGGCGGTTTCAATAACACGGTGATCATGGAGCAGTCGACGAGCGGCACTACACAGGAACTTCTTCTGTTCAGAGGAAGCTCCACTACAGATCAGATTCGCGTGCAGACAACGGGTGTCTTCCGCGTGGAGACAGGTGTCAGCGCGCGTCTCTATCCGAATAACATGGGCCAGCCGTCCAGCAACGCCGCTTTCCTTATTGATATAAATAGCAACGTAATCTTGAACGGCACGACGGCTAACACAGCCTCTGGTCTCTTCTTCAACGCTGCGACGAACTTCCTCGGTATCAACACCATTACGCCGCAGTATCCTCTTGACATGCCAGGAACTGCGAGGATTCCCAACATGATCATTAGCACCGCGACGGTCAGCACCTTTGTGAACCTCATAGGCACAGTTAGCTCCTTGACGGTGAGCAGCATGCCGTATTTCCCAGGAAGCACGATCCAGGCTCAGTTGCTGGCCACCAGCAACTTGACCGCCAGCACGATCTCAGGCAACTCTTCCTTCTTCAGCTCTCTCTATGTGAGCACGCAGACGACGACGAGCACTCTCAATACGAACAACATCAGCACCTCCATTATTGTGACAAGCACACTAACAACGAATAACTTGTCAACACCGTGGATCTTCACGAACTTTATCACAACAAGCTCGATCGCCGCGAGCACTGTCACCGCACCTCTTCTGCAAAGCCAGAATCTGAACGTGAGCAGCATCCAGCTTTACACGTATAACGGATACACGAGAATGGGTGACTTGGCCACTTCGAACATTAGCACGGTTGGCCTGTTCGCAAGTTCATTGCAGACATTTGGTGTTCAGACGAATCTTTTACGCGTGGGCCTCACACCGAACCAGAACGCGCTCCGCTTCTATGGCCTCTTTGGCAACTTCAACAACACGGTGATCATGGAGCAATCCACGAGCGGCTTAACCCAGGAACTGCTGCTCTTTAAGGGCTCGTCCATCTCAGATCAGGTGCGTATTCAGACAACAGGCTCGTTCCGTGTGGAGACAGGTGTTGCTCCTCGTCTTTACCCGAACAACATGAATCAGGTCACCAACCCGTCCCTGGTGATTGATAATGCGGGAAATCTGTCAATGAACGCGAGCAACGGATTTGTGTATACAATAGCCAATAACTTTGTGGGTATTAACTTACCTGGTGTTAACCCGACCCCTGCGTATACACTCGACGTGAACGGAACCATCCGCTCTCTTTCTATTATTACCAGCACAGCGCTTATCAGCAGCTCTGTCACTTTATTAGGCTATGTGAGCTCCTTCTCCGTGAGCTCCATGACGGTTGTGCCCGCGAGCACGGTCACCGCCCAGCTCATCATGACGAATATCAGTTATGCGAGCACTCTATCGGCCACTTCATCCATTATGAGCACAATGATCGTGAGCAGCTTACTGACGACGAGCACCTTCTATGCAGTCCAGAGCTTCATGTCAACACTGGCGGTGAGCACAGTGACCTCGCTTGTAGAGTCAACGAACACTTTGTTCGCAAACACGGGTAACTTCAATATGATGAGAACAAGCACAGTGAGCACGAACTTTGCGTTTACGCAGCAGCTGACGACGAGCAGCTTGAACTTCTACAACGGCCCTGGCTTTGTCTTCATTCCTGATATACAGGCCTCGAACTTGAGCACAATTGCCATGTATACGAGCAGTATTAAGACAAACGCGATTTTTACGACGAGGATGGGCGTGAATAATAGCACCCCCCTCTTCACAGTGGATATTCTTGGTAACGCGCGTATTAGTTCTCTGACGATTGACGCGGGTGCAGGTGTTACCTCTACGAATACGACCTTTTCTCTCGCGGTGTGGGGAGCGGGTGGTCCGGCTCGTGTGGGCGGCACAACCTGGACACAGATCTCAGATGAACGCGTAAAGGAAAACATTGTGGACGCGGATCTGGACAAGTGCTATGCCGATATTAAGGCGATCCCTCTCCGCCGTTTCACCTACACGTCGTCCTTCTTTGAGAAAGTGGCTCTACCTGATCGCAATGTGCTCGGATTTATCGCGCAAGAGGTAAAGCAATTACAGCCCAAAGCTGTCGTGGTTGGAGGGGCCTTTGGTATCTCGGATCTCAACTGGCTCAACATTGATCAGATGAATATGTCTCTCTACGGAGCTGTTAAGAAGCTTATGCAGACGAATGAGGAACTGACCTCTTCAGTGACTGGCCTCGCCTTTTCTGTTAGCACGTTGATGTCTCACGGTATCTAGTAAAACAATATAATCAAGAAACCTTTTTAATCTTGCTTATTTCATATAAGCGTATAGAAGCTTAAAAAGATTCCTTACACCTTCATAGTAACCTAAATGTCAGCACAGATTTCAGGTGTGGCGTTAAACCCACAGAACTTGGTGGCTTACGATTTATACGTAAGCACCTTGTCCTACACGTCAACCATGACGCCGCAATATCAACAAATTTCATCAGGATCTTACACTGTCTTTATTCAGCCGAATTCGGACCTGTTTATGACGACGACGGACAGAGGCAGCTTGAGCACGGGTTACTACTCGTATTCAACAGCCACACAGGCTCTTTTCGGTTCGTCCAACTCACAGTTCTTATTCCAAAATAAGGCCGATTATATCAATTATCCTCTAGTAACTCGTTTCAGCCCGTTCAATTCTGCCACATATGGTGTAGCATGGAACGGCACGATCTGGGTTGCCTGCGGCACAGGTATAAATACGATCGCCACAAGCACAGACGGTATCAGCTGGATCCCGCGTGACAGGAGCGTTGTCATCACAAGCTATGCATACGCGGCTGCCTGGTCTCCCAACTTGGGCCTCTGGGTTGTTGTTGGCAATAGCGGTTCCACATCAAGCGCTAACGTTGCGGCAACAAGCCCTGACGGCATCACCTGGACAGGCGTTCCTGGCTTTATCACCAGCAGTAGTAACGCGCCTCTGAGAAAGGGATGCTGGGCTTACAACCCTACTGGCACTCTTGGCTCCATCTATGTGATTGGCGAGTTAGGTGCTAACTCGAGGATCTACACAAGCCCTGACGGATCTAACTGGTCCTATCGCTCTATTCCTATTACTACTGCCTACAACGTTGCTTGGAACGGTAACTTGTTCATTGCTACCACGAGCAATACCACAGTCATGACAAGTCCTGATGCGATCACGTGGACGAACAGAGGTCTGAACCCTTCCATTAACAATACATATGGTATTGCATACTCTCCTCCATGGGGTGTGTGGATCATGTGCGGTTACAACGGTGGCAGTGGTAGTGCATTTGGTGCAATCCAATATAGTTATGATGGTATTAACTGGAATTATACCGCGATGAACGTCGCGAACACCGCAGCAGGTCTGTTTTTATACGACGTGCAGTGGAATCCGACAAACAACTATTTTCAGATCGTCGGATCTAACGCGTATATCTACCAGATTACATCCCAGAGCACTCTTTCCAATATCCCTCAGACATTTCCCTCGGGCACCTTTAACAATATCTGGCAAACGGCCTGGTCTCCAACTCTATCTCTTTGGGTTGGTGTTGGTTCAGGAACTTACTCAATTGCCTCTAGCCCTGACGGCGTAAACTGGACGGGTCGCTCAACAGCCTTTACAACAGCAGGCTACGGTGTCGCGTGGAACGGCTCGTATTTCGTCGCGGTCGGCCAAGGCACCAACACGATTGCACTCAGTTCCAACGGCACGACATGGACTGCGTATGCGTCAAACGCATCGAACTACACATCTGCTGGTTATGGTGTTGTGTGGTCTTCAAACTTGTCAACCTGGCTCGCGACAGGACAGGCGGCTTCAGGCGCTGGAGGTGGTGGCACGGGATTTACAACGAGTCCTGACGGTGTCACGTGGACCCAGCGCGGATCTGCTGGTTGTGATAACACAGGGCTCACGGTGCAGTGGAACCCGCTTCTTAATCAATGGCTCATGGGAGGTAGTGGAAATCACACTTTAGCGACAAGCTCTGATGGTGTTCTGTGGCAGGGCAGAACAGGCCTCGCCATTTTCTCGATACAGGTGAACGGTGTGATCTTCTCGCCCCAGCTCGGTCTCTGGTGTGCGGTTGGACAGGGCACGAACACAGTTGCCACGAGCCAGGATGGTATCAACTGGATTGGTCGTTCCTCTACAGTAAACACGACCGGTATTGCGATCATCTGGTCTCCTCAGCTCGGCCTTTTTGTCATGGGCGGCCAGGGCACAAACCAGATCGCGACTAGCCAGGATGGTATTATCTGGACAGGCCAGACCTCGGTGATCACGGCCGCAGTGAGTGGACTCGCCTGGTCCTCTAACTTATCCCTTTTCGTGGCAGTAGGCTACGGCACAAACGTGGTGGCTACAAGTCCTACAGGAGTGACATGGACGGGTCGCACAGGTCTATTTACAACTCAGGGTATTTGTGTAGCATGGAATCCCCAGCTTTCTCAGTTTGTGGCGGGTGGAAATGGAAACACCTTTAATCTGACCACGAGTGCGGATGGCATCTCTTGGCAAGGCACTTCGAATATCAACAACTTGATGACGAATGTGTATTGCGTATCCTGGGGCGGTCAGCTCTGGGTTGCGGGCGGAACAGGCACGAACACGCTCTGCACCTCTCCTGACGGCATTGCGTGGACAGGTCGCGGCGCTGGCATTATTTCAAGCGCAGTGTGGGGCGTCGCGTTCAATTACAGCCAGCAGAGCTCAGCGAACGGCGCGATGTGGATGGCAGTCGGCACAGGCACCAACGTGTTCGCCTCCTCCCCTGACGGTGCCACGTGGACTGGCCGCACAACTGGGGCGACGTTGACAACCGGATACGGCATTGTCTTCTACCCTCCTGCTGGTCTCTGGGTCGCCACAGGCGCTGGCGGTATTAATATCAGCGGCAACAACGGAAGCAACTGGACCTCGCAGACGACGAGCAACGCGACCTATGGTATCTCCAGCGCCTTGGGCACTGGCTACGCCGTTGCGTATAGCACACAGACGTATGGCTCTAACATCAACGTGACGAGCGCAACCTTCAGCAGCCCTGCCTCAGGCCAGGTGACGTATGCGGTCCCCTCCACCTTCGGCCTCTTCGTCGGCTCTGCGGTAACGATCGCGGGCTTCACGAACGCGGGCTACAACGGCACCTTTACAATCCTCGGTCTGACCCTGAACACCTCCTTCTACGTAACGAACGCGACGGTGACTGCGACGACGATCAGCTCAGGTTCAGGCGTTGCGATCGTGACGACTCTGCCGAACACGGCGATCACGGCCGCCTCAGGCAGTGGCACTATTGCCACCTACAACGTGGCCAACACCTACGGTATCACAGTCGGCTCCTTCGTGTCCATCTATGGATGCTCACCGAACGGCTACAACGGCACCTACCAGGTCACCTCTTTCGTTGCCAACACCTCCTTTTCAGTCGGTTCAAACGGCACCTCTGGATCTCTGACCACTTCATCCCAGATCGTGACCTTCGTAATGCCTCTCGTAGTTGCCTGCGGATCTGGAGGTCTCGCGTGCGCGAGCACAGACGGCTACATCTGGACAGCGCGCAGCACCTCATTAACAACGTGCTATGGCATCTCCTTTTCACCGAACTTGCAGAGGTTCTCTATTGTTGGCCAGGGTGGTAACAGCTCAGTCTACAGCGGTATCACGGCGACGACGTGGAGCAACATGACCTCGAACATTTTCCCTGGTGCTGGAGGCCAGGGCAACGGTATCACGTGGAACGGCACCTTATACACGGCGGCAGGTGTAGGCACGTATTCCCAGTCTGTGAGCTATGACGGCATCAACTGGACAGGTGTGTTTGCGACGCCAAACGGCGTGAACTCAACGCAGTGCGTCGCCTACAGGCCGCAGATCATGGTTGCGGGTATCAGCTCGAACGCTGGCACTGCGGCGGCACCGAACGTCATAATCTACAGCCAGGACAGCGGCAACTCGTGGCAAGGCCGTTCGGGTAACACGATCATGACGCAGTGCTATGCAGTTGCGTGGAACGGTCTAATCTGGGTTGCGGTTGGCTCTGGCGGTAACCGCAGCGCCTGGTCATCGGATGGTATTAACTGGACGGGCACAACGAATGCGATCACGACGGCTGTCTATTGTTTGGCCTGGGCCAACTCACTGGGCCTGTGGGTCGCGGGAGGATATGGATCCTTCGGATTAGCAACGAGTGTTGACGGGATCACATGGACGGGCCGCGCTGGCAGTTCAACACTGGCTACGAGCATCTTTGGTAACCCTGCTTCTTTTGGCTGTATAGCGCTTGGCTGGAACGGTATTCTGCTGGTTGCGCTAGGAAGCACAGGTGCGACTAATCTTCTGGCGACGAGCAGGGACGGTATCACCTGGTATGGACAGGGCATACCGACAGGTTTCAGCAACGCTGCTCTTGGTTATGGAAACGGCGGCGTGGCGTGGAACGGCAACTTGTGGTGCGTAGGAAACAGGGGTATGACGTGGCCTGTGACGAGCCCTGACGGTATCACGTGGACTCAGAGGACGACAGGATTTGTCGCCCAGACGATTACATCTATTGTCTGGAACGGTCAGCTCTTTGGTGTCTTATCTGGAACGACGACGACCTATTTACAGGTGTCTCCAGACGGCGTGAACTGGTCCTTTGCCTCCCCGAACATCACGAACTTTAATACGAGCAACTTGTCTCTCGCGTTCAATCCGATCGCGAACGCATGGTATATCGGTGGCGTTGATACGTCCACGTCGTATTATTCATTAATGGTGAATTCAAATGCGAACCCTGTGACGACGAATATCTGGTCGTATGTGCTTACAGGTGCCACGACGCAGTATGCTAGCACTTCAAATAGTAGCACAGCTTATAACGGATATCGTGGTATTGCGTGGTCACCTTTGTGTAACGTGTGGGTTGCTTCACCTTATTATCGTAATCAGAATACCGCAGGCGCGATGTATATGATCTCAAGCTCCAATGCGGGCGGATGGATTACAAGGACTAACGTATTTCTTGCTACTACTAATGTTTCAGCGGGATTTGTAGGCTATAATGCTACAAATGGAGTTTTCTTGATGTGTGGGTATCATTCTAACATAACTGCCATTAATAATGCAAACTTATATTGGTCCTCTGATGGTATTACATGGAATACGATATCAGGGCCTATATCAGGTATAACTGCATGGAATTCTTGTGTATGGTCAACTGCTTCAAATATCTGGGTTCTTGGCGGACTTTCAAATACTGGTAATACTACTTCTTATGGCGCTATTTTCTCAACAACAAGTTCAAATGCTAGTTCTGGAATAACATATCGCGCTGGCGTAGCAAATTTTGGTGTTACAGCCCTCTATTATTATAATTCACCCTTTACTCTTGGCTTTATACAAACAAATTACGGACTTCAACCTTATAGTCTTTCACCTGGAACAGTTACTACTCCAGTGGATCAAATGGCCTGTTATACTGTATGCTGGAGCCCACAGCTTTCCCTTTTTCTTGCTGGAGGTGGTGGAACTATGCAATATGGTTATCTATTAGGCGCTGTGGCTGATCAAAATAATAGTTCATCTGGTTATTTATCTAATACAATTCTAACTTCACCCGATGGTGTTAATTGGACAAACAGGGGTGTTGCTACAGGTGTTAATAGCTGTGTCTATGCGAGTTGTTGGGCATATGGATCAAATTTTAATAGTGGTTCAGGCTATTTTCTCATTGGAGGATATTCACGCTACACCACCCCGTTGAATGTTTTAGCCTATAGTGCAAACGGAGTATCATGGATAGGATCTTCATTATCAAATGCTCTTTTTACAGCCGTCTATGGCCTCGCTGCAAATAGCAATATAGCTGTAGCGGTTGGCACAGGAACAACAACGACGATAGCGTGGAGCAGTAATGGAACGTCGTGGACTGGCGTCCCCAACAGTTCTAACTTGTTTTTTGCAGCAGGCTACAACGTCGCCTGGAACGGCTCCTACTTCTGCGCCGTCGGATCTAATACAAGCGCAACCTCAGGCAACTATATCGCAACCAGCTATGACGGACAAAACTGGACCACAAGATACACAACCACAATGCACGGTGTCTCAGCGCTCGCCTTCCAGGGCCCGAGAGAAAAGGTCTATACCATTTCCAACGCGCAATGGACTGGCCGCACCTCCCAGCAGCAGTTCAGAGTTTTGGGTTAAATCCAAGCCCTTAACAGAAATGGGCGTCCTCATCCAAACCACCTTCACAACGGACCAGGGCTTCACACTCGACTCTCTCTATCTCTCCATCTCGTCCTATAGAATCATAGTGAATCCCGACGGACTCCAGTGTGTCTTCGGCCTCCAGGCCTTCAAGACAAGAGCCGACAAACTCCAAGGGCGCCAGCCCATCCCCATCAGCCAGTATCTTCAGACAGCGGAAGCGTATACGACCTACATGGAATTCAGACGCACATCTCTGGAAGAAATCGGATACAAGGCCATCAAATCTCTCTGGGCCAGAAACGGCTACGCCTCTATTGAAGTCTACGAGCCTGGCCAGACAAATTCAAGCACTTACATCTACGACGCGAGCGGATTCAACATGGACGGATACAATTATCTGGGCTTCAATTCATTTGGCTACAATGCAAAGGGCTACGATATCAGCGGCTTCACATTCCAGGGCTTCAATGCAGACGGCTACGATCGCAGTGGTTTCAACTCGCAAGGTTACGACGTAGAAGGCTACGACGTCAAAGGCTTCGCCCGCAGCGGCTACAACAAGTATGGGTATGACGTGAATGGTTACAATAACCAGGGCTACAATGGAGAGGGATTTAAGGCAAACGGCTTCAATGCTGAGGGCTTTGATCACGAAGGCTACAACTCACAGGGTTACAATGTCCATGGCTACAATGCTGAGGGTTTCAATGCTCAGGGTTACAATGCTGAGGGCTACAATGCCGAGGGCTACAATGCACAGGGCTTCAACTCTGAAGGAAAGAATGCTGCAGGCCAGACGATCCAGGATCTGAGTGGAGCTCGCCCTCCTGCGCCGCAATAAATAGGCATAATTAAAAATATCAAATACTATCTATAATTACAGATAATATCTGATACAAACAGGTATGGCAGGAACACTGAGCACAACAGTGGCCATGGTCGATGTCCGACAAACATCCTATACACTTCTTCTTCCATATACAACTGATATTCCCTATAGAGTCATCGTCGTCAAGGACATTTTCGGTGCCGCATCACAAGCCTCGAGTATCACGGTGGTCACGCAGTCCCCAGAATGGTTCGAAGATGGCACGAATGCAAAAGTCTACACGAACGCTTTTGAGATCGCCCAACTGTATGCAGGCCAGCCAGGCGTCTGGTCCGTTCTCGGCGGCACCCAAATGACGGCAGCCACCATCGGCTTCTTGAATTCGCAACAGATCGTGGCAGGCTCCTTCATTGGCGATGGCTCAGGTCTGCAAAACGTGGCAGGGCTGAGCACTGTCGCCGCCTACACAAGCAACACGAGCAATTGGATTCTAACACAGCAAGTGACGCCTGTCTCTCTTTCCACTGTCTCCCAATTCACAAGCAACACCAGCAACTGGGTTCTCGGAGGTGGCGGCGCCAATACAGTCGTTATCTCCACCGTTGCCCAGTTCACGAGCAACACGTCAAACTGGGCCGCCAATGTCTTTCAGGACTGGTCAACACCTCTAAGCACAGTGGCCCTCTTCACGAGCAACACAAGCAACGTGATTAACGCAAACTGGTCAACTCCTCTCTCCACAGTGGCGAGGTTCACGAGCAACACGAGCAACTGGGCCTCCAATATCCTACAAGACTGGTCAACCCCTGTCTCAACCATCGCCCTTTTTACTAGCAATTCATCCAATTATTATAAAAATGCCCTCCAAGACTGGTCCACACCCTACAAGGCCACGAGCAACTTTCTCTTCTACATGTTCTGGGACTGGTCCACGCCGATCAGCACTGTTGCGAGCTACACGAGTAACACAAGCAACTACTTTAACAATACGATCAGCGACTGGTCCACAGCGAATTCTACCGTTGCCAGATACACGAGCAACACGAGCAACTGGGCCTCCAATATTCTCCAGAATTTCTCAGTGCCAAACTCAACCGTTGCCAGATTTACGAGCAACACAAGCAACTGGGCCTCCACCATTCTTGTCAACTGGTCCACACCTCTTTCCACGGTGGCACGATTCACGAGCAATACATCCAACTTTGCATCAAATCTTCTCCAGGACTTTTCAACCCCCAACCGAGTCATTGCCATTTTTGCGAGTAACACGTCAAACTGGGGTAACAATCTTCTCCAGAACTGGTCAACTCCCGTCTCTACAGTCGGAACCTACACCAGCAACACGTCAAACTGGGCCTTCAATGTTCTCCAGAACTGGTCCACCCCTCTTTCCACTGTCGCCCAATACACTAGCAACACGAGCAATTACGAGGTGGCTTCATCAAACTGGGCATTCAATATCCTCCAAGACTGGTCCACACCGAATTCCACTGTCAGCCTTTTCACGAGCAATACGAGCAACTTCTATCTTGGTATCTTACAAAACTGGTCTCTCGCTACGTCAACCGTTGCCCTTTTTACGAGCAACACGTCAAACTGGTCTTCAAATATTCTTCAAAACTGGTCCGTTTCCGTTTCCTCAATTGGTTTCTTTACGAGTAATGCGAGCAATTACACAGTAGCCACGTCAAACTGGGCTGGTGGCATTCTCCAGAACTGGTCAACCCCCAATTCAACTGTCGGCACCTTTACAAGCAATACGTCAAACTGGACGATCGGTATTATTCAGAATTGGTCCACACCCATTTCCACTGTAGCCCAATTTACCAGCAACTCAAGTAACTGGTCCTTCAATCTTCTGCAGAACTGGTCAACCCCTGTGAGTTCTGTTGGCCAATTCACGAGCAATACTAGCAATTATTATTTGAGCGTTCTGCAGAACTGGTCAACACCAAATTCCACAGTGGCGCAGTTCACGAGCAATACGAGCAACTATAATGTGAATATTCTCCAGAACTGGTCTACTCCTGTCTCTACGATCGGCCTTTTCACGAGCAACACAAGCAACTGGGCCTCCAATATTCTGCAGAACTGGTCAACACCTGTCTCCTCTGTGTCCCTCTTCACCAGCAATACAAGCAACTGGGCCTCCAATATCATTCAGAACTGGTCAACAGCTCTTTCCACAGTCGCCCAGTTCACGAGCAACTCGTCAAACTGGTCGTCCAACGTTCTCCAGAATTGGTCCACACCTCTTTCTACTGTCGCCCAATACACGAGCAATACAAGCAACTACTATTTGAGTGTTCTGCAGAACTGGTCAACACCGAATTCAACAGTCGCCCAGTTCACAAGCAATACGAGCAACTACAATGCCAATATTCTGCAAAACTGGTCCATTGCTGTAAGCACAATTGGTCTCTTCACAAGCAATACAAGCAACTGGGCATCCAATATTCTTCAGAACTGGTCAACCCCTGTTTCCTCTGTATCTCTCTTCACGAGCAATACAAGCAACTGGGCCTCCAATATCATCCAGAACTGGTCAACTCCTGTCTCCACGGTGGCGCAGTTCACAAGCAATTCGAGCAACTATATGAATAACGCAATTCTCTACAATGCGAGCTCCGCCATGATCAGCTCCGTCATCGGCCTCGGTAATATCTATGTCTCCACCTTCAGCGGCTCTACTACCTCTTTCAGCACAGGCTCTGTCTATGCGAGCTCCATTTACGCTTATACAACGAGCAGCCCTCTTATGCAAGTGAGCTCAATGCTAGTCGGTGCTCCTGTAGCTACGAACAGCTATTGGATGATGGATATTAATGGGTATGCACGCGGTGCCATGTTCTATTCTAGCTTCGCAACGGCAGGCACTGTCACGATCACGCCATCCACCTATTTTGGTGTCTATTACAACATGACGGCCACGGGAACCTATACAATTGCTTTGGCAGGATCACAGCCGGCCTCCAATATTGGCAAGTATTACACTTTCAGAAATAACACTGCATCAGATCTGAGCATTACGATAACAGGAGGCGTTGGCATCACAACGCCTTTGACTCTCTATGCATCCAATACAGCGATAATCATGGTTGCCACGATAGCAACTTATGCACTTTTTTAAACCCGCGACTTGTCGTTTGACATTTATTCAAGGCGATAAAATCGCCTTAAATAAAGTCACGACATGCGACTTGTCGTTTGACATTTATTCAAGGCGATAAAATCGCCTTAAATAAAGTCACGACAGTAAAAAGAAGGCATGATCACCATACCTGTCGCCTTAATTGGCGCCCCCTATACATATCAATTACCATTATCATCACGTATTCCTTTTCAAGTGATAGACCTTAAAGATATATACGGTGCCGCAGCGGGCAATCCTATTACGATTCAGACACAAGGCGCAGACACATTCGAGGATGGAACGACCACGAAACTTCTTACAGACACTCTCGGCATCACCAGTGTTTACGCGGGCCAACCTGGTGTCTGGTCAATCATCGGAGGAACTAACTATACTGCCGCAACCATTGGCTTCTTGAATGCTGTGCAAGTTAGCTCTGTTTTGATAGGTGATGGTGGCGGTCTCCAAAAGGTGGCAGGTCTCTCCACTGTAGCCTTTTTCGGGAGTAACACGAGCAATTCTATCCCTGCCAGTCTGCCACAGATGAATTTATCCACTGCCGCACAGTATACAAGCAATACAAGCAATTGGATTGTTACCCTCAGTCAACAGGGCGATCCGAATGTTCTGAATGTCGGCACATTTGCAAGCAATACGAGCAATTGGATACCGAAAGACAACTGGTCCACGCCTCTTTCCACAGTTGCTAAGTTCATGAGCAACTCTGCTAGGCCGCAGAACTGGTCAGCACCTCTTTCCACTGTGGCCAAGTTCACTAGCAATACGAGCAATTGGATTCCGTTAGACGACTGGTCTACACCCTTGAATACAGTAGGTTTCTATACGAGCAACTCATCAAATTGGTCTTTCCAGGCCAATCAAGACTGGTCTACACCTCTTTCCAACCTGAGCAATTACTGGAAAAACACAATCCAGGACTGGTCAACGCCGACGGCTCTTATTGGATTTGTGCAGAATAACACAAGCAATTGGATCTCGTCCTCTGTTCAAGATCAATCCACCTCAGTATCAACAGTTGCTAAAATAACGAGCAATGCGAGTAATCTTGCAGTTAATTATCAACTAGACTTTTCAACGTATACATCGTCTGTTGCAGCTTTCACAAGCAATACGAGCAACCGAATTACAGGATATCAACAAAACTGGTCAACACCCTTCTCCACTGTCGCACAATTCACGAGCAATACCTCCAACTGGAATCAGAATGTTCTCCAAGACTGGTCCACGCCGAACTCGACGGTGGCCGCCTTTTCAAGTAACACAAGTAATGCCGAAATCAATTGGTTCACAAGCTGGTCCACACCTGTGAGCACTGGCGCAGCCTTCACGAGCAATACAAGTAACTGGTTTAAGAACTATACGTTACTCGGCTGGTCAACGCCGACCTCAACGGTTGCGCAGTTTACGAGTAATAGCAGCAACTATGCTGTAAATACGAGCAACTGGATCTCTAGGCTACAACAGGACTGGTCAACACCAACCTCTACAGTTGGCCGATACTCGAGCAACACAAACACATGGATCGTCCCTTTCCAACAAAACTGGTCCACCCCTCTTTCTACCGTGGCGCAGCTCACGAGCAACACGAGCAATCTGCGTGTCCCTTTACAACAGGATTGGTCAACACCGATTAGCACAGGAGCTCAGTTTACGAGCAATTTGAGTAATTATACTGTTGCAGACAGCAACTTAATAGCTAAAATACAACAAGACTGGTCAACACCTACAAGCACAGTTTCGCTGTTAACGAGTAACACAAGCAATTACTTTGGAAATTACTATTTATCACAGTATTATGGGCTTCTTGGAGGAGGAGCGCCCACACGTTTTAATTTCACTGGATCGGCACAGAGTTGGACTGCGCCTCAGGGTGTCACATCAGCTACAATCGTGATGACAGGTGCTGGAGGTGGTAGTGTTCCGTATCAGGTTACGTGCAATTTTGCTTATACAGGTGCGACGACAACATGGACAGCCCCTTCAGGTGTGTCGGCGGTTGCTGTCAGTATGACGGGTGGGGGTGGTGGTTCAGCGCCTTCTCTTGTTCAATCTAATTTTCTTTCACCAGGTGGCGCATCGTGGACTGCTCCTCCTGGTGTAACTTCAGTTTCAATTATAATTGCCGGTGGTGGTGGTGGTGGATCTGTTTATAATGGATTTGCTACACCCTATGTAGTAAATTCAGGAAATGGTGGTAATGGAGGTAACTTAAGAGGGACATTAACAGTTACTCCTGGAACAGTTTATAATTTATCTATTGGAGGTGGAGGTAAAGGGGGTTATTTTAATGGAGGTGGTGGGGGTGTCAATGGGGGCGGAACAGCTGGTTCTACTGATGGCGGCGGTGGAGGTGGATATTCAGCTATTTATGATGGAGGTGGTAGTTTGTTAGGGTTGGCTGGTGGTGGTGGTGGTGGAACCTGTACAACTGCAATTTATTCTTTTAGTGGCTTAAGTGGTATCCCCGGCGGTGGTGCTGGAACAGGCGGCGGAACAGCTTTTACGGGGTATCCTGGAATTGGCTCCAATAGTGGAGGTGGAGGTGGTGGTTATATTGGCGGAAGAGGTGGTCAATTAAATGTAAGATCGGCTGGCGGTGGTTCATCTTTTGTTGGCAGTATAACGGGAGCTAATGATTCAGTTGGTGGTGGTGGGAATGGAGGTAGTGGTGGTAATCCTAACAATGGATTTGATGGTGGAGCAGGATATATTACTATTAGTTACATAGTCTATAATAATGGCGGCGCGAGTGGCACAGTATCAGGAACCCTCTCTGTTGTTCCTGGTGCAACCTATACATTGACTGTTGCAGGAGCTGGTGTAGGAGGTCTTACAACAGGTGCAGGTATAGGAGGATTCGGCGGTGGCGGTTCTGCCTATACTACTGGTAACGGCGCTGGCGGTGGCGGCGCCTCGTATATTTTACTTGGTTCAGTCCTACAAGTGGCCGCAGGCGGAGGAGGTGGCGCTTCCAGTAACGTAGGAGCAGTAGGAAATGCAGGAGGAGGAACAACAGGAGCAGGAGCAGGAGGCACTCAATCTGCAGGCGGCACTGGCCTCAGTGGAAATGGATCTTATCTTCAAGGTGGCACTGCTACTGCGGCACAGCCAACTGATGGTGGCGGTGGTGGCGGCTACTATGGAGGTGGTGACGGCCAAGGCGGTGGTGGTGGATCCTCCTATGTTACACTCTTATCAGGCACTGTTGTCAATACGCAAGGAGGTGGCGTCGCAGGCGGCACTCTAGGAGGAAACGGTGGAAATGGCTCCATGATCCTAGTCTACACGGTGTATAACACAGGCGGTGCAGGAGGCTATATATCAGGAACTCTCGCAGTTGTTCCGTTTACAACCTACACAATTATTGTGGCGGGCGGTGGCGCCGCAGGCACTTTTACAACAGGAGGTGCAGGAGGATATGGTGGTGGTGGCAGCGCTTTTGCAACTGGATCAGGAGGAGGAGGAGGTGGTGTTACCTATATTTTAAACGGTGCAACTCTCTTAGCCGCTGTAGGTGGTGGCGGTGGCGGAGCTGGAGGCGGCCTAACACGTCCAGGATTTGCGGGCGGCGGATTGACAGGTGCGGGAGCAGGAGGAACCCAATCAGCAGGTGGCACGGGTCTCAGTGCGAACGGCGCATCCTTAACAGGTGGTAGCGCCACTGCAGCACAGCCAAATGATGGTGGTGGAGGCGCGGGATATTTTGGAGGTGGTGATGGTCTAGGTGGTGGTGGTGGATCCTCCTATATTGCTCTTTTAACAGGAACGGTTGTGAATACACAGGGGGCTGGCGGTGCAGGAGGAGGCGTAACAGGTGGAGGCGGCGCGGGTGGCACAGTGGCAATAACTTTCGCGAACACTTTCTTCTCTACAAATACAATTTCAACGGGTGGTGCATTTACGAGCAACACGAGCAACTGGACCTCTAATATATCGCAAAACTGGTCGACACCTATAAGCACTGTGGCCAGGTATATGAGCAATACAAGCAACTGGATCGTTCCTTTTCAACAGGACTGGTCAACACCGACTTCGACGGTGGCCCGCTTCTCCAGCAATATTACTATCTATCCTAGCAATTTCCTCCAGAACTGGTCAACTCCTGTTAGCTCCGTGGCTCAGCTGACGAGTAACACGAGCAATTTGACCGTTCCGTATCAGCAGAACTGGTCTACTTCTGTATCAACGTCGGCGCAGTTCACGAGCAACACGAGCAACTACTTCGCAAACTTCTACAATCTGCAAACACCTAACATACAAAATATAATTTTTAATTATACTGGTAGTGCACAATCATGGACTGCACCACCTGGGGTAACTTCAATTAATATTATTTTAATTGGCGCAGGTGGTGGTGGCTATTATAGTAATGTTAACTTTGCTCCTTCGGAGCCTGGATTTGCAGGAGGAGCAGGTGGATATGTTTCAGGAACACTAACTGTTGTTCCAGGCACAACGTATACAATTTATGTTGGAGGAGGTGGTTCCAACAGCCCAAGTTTTGGTACCTTTGTGAGTGGAGGATATCCTGGTGGTGGCAGGAGCGAGAGCGGTAGCGCTGGCTCTGGTGGAGGAGTTACATATATAATAAATGGAGCAACCCTTTTAGCAGCAGTTGGTGCTGGAGGTGGGGGTGGGGTATTCCCTGGAGTTGGAGGTGCGGGTGGAGGTCTTACAGGCGGCACCAGCGCCCCCAACCCTGGTGGTGGCGGGGGAACACAGGTAGGTGGTGGTGCTGGATATTATAGTGCAAGTGCGGGTGGGTATTTAGTTGGAGGGGCAGGGTTCGGTGGTGGTGGTGCTGGATATTATGGTGGAGGTGGCTGCGGAAACTTTGGTAGTCGCGCTGGTGGCGGTGGATCTGCATATGTAGCTCTTTTAACAGGCACTGTTATTAATATAACTGGTGGCGCGAGCAATGGTGGTGCCTTATATGCTGCTGGTGGAAATGGAAGTGTCTTATTAACCTACGCATTAAATACAATTTATGTCCCAATCAGCACAGCCACATCAACAGTCGCCCAATTTACGAGCAATACGAGTAACTGGGCCTCAAATATCATGCAAGACTGGTCAACCTCCTATATCAGCACAGCCGCAAAATACATGAGCAATACGAGCAACTGGATCATTCCTATTCAGCAGGACTGGTCAACGCCAACGTCAACGGTTGCCAAGTTCTCCAGTAACATTACAATCTATCCTACCAATTTTCTGCAGAACTGGTCAACACCTGTGAGCTCAGTAGCGCAACTTACGAGTAATACGAGCAACTTGACAAGCCCGTATCAGCAGAACTGGTCTACTGTTGTGAGCACGTCGGCGCAGTTCACAAGCAATACGAGCAACTATTTTGCCAATTTCTACACTCCGCAAGTAACTGCGGGAACTGCATTCAGTCCACTCTTAGTTTCAGGGGCGGTTCTCTGGTATGATGCGGCAGATCCTGCAGGAACCGGTGTTCAGCCAGCCTATGGAACCTCAATTACATCTTGGGTGAACAAGGCTGGAACTACAGATACAATGACTGGAGCCACCATGACGTATAGCAACGACTTGGGCGGACCTGCTATCTATATGCCAGGTGGGCAGGTGTTTACAAATGCAACAGCTACGCTAAACACCTATGTTTTCTTAGTCTGTAGATGGGACTCCACGTATACCAACTCTATTGGTCTTTATTATATGATTTCTATGAATGATTTAACTATATCTGGACAAAATGACTTTTCAATTCGCGCAAGTAGCTCTGGCCTTGTAAATCTTCCTCTCGGCGATGGGTCCTATCAATGGGATATGCAAGGTGACCATCCGTTTATAAATGGCACTCAAATCTTCGGATCTACAACTCCAAGTTATGCAGATATCTTTACGCATCATAATATCATTGATGCAACTGTGAATAATGCTGCTCCAACAAGTCGTTTGCAAGTCGGCACAAGCTATGCTTCAGGTGGTAGCCGAACTGCACAGGGCTGGATAAAAGAAATCCTCTTTTATAATAACGTTCTTTCCACGTCGGATCAACAAAAGGTAGAGGGGTATTTAGCTTGGAAATGGGGCTTACAGAGTTATCTTTCTGCAGGCCACCCCTATAAGAGTGCAGCTCCTACAGCGGGGACTGGAACTCCTGGTGTTCCAATCAGCACAGCCATTTCAACTGTGGCCCAGTTCACAAGCAATACGAGCAACTTCTACAACCCGTTCGTGAATTATAATGCGAGCACAGCCTACGTGAGCACGGCGATCGGTGCAGGTAATATCTACATGTCTACCTTTTCAGGCTCCTCATTTGGCCTCAGCACAGGTGCTCTCGTCACCAGCTCCATCTACGCCTTTAAATTTAGTAGTTTGCTCACGTATACAAGCACTCTTCTACTGACTGCCGCCCCGAATAACTATTGGATGGTGGATGTGAATGGCTTCTCGCGCAGCGCCGTGTATTATAGCAGTTTCGCGACACCAGGCACGGCCACTCTGACTCCCTCAACCTACTTCGGTGTCTACTACAATATGACAGCCACAGGGACATATACAATCGCCTTAGCTGCAACACAACCCTTTTCAAACATTGGCAAGTATTACAGCTTCCGAAATAACTCGGCCAACGATATGATTGTGACCATCACGGGTGGCACAGGCATTACGAGTCCTACCACCATCTATTCATCTAATAGCATAAATATTATGGTGGCTACGACAAATTCATATGTTCTTTTTTAACGTATATAGATAGCATGGATCTTTCAGGAACAGATCTCTCTGGAGGAGGCATAACGGCTCCGCCAAGCAGCGTCAGTCTTGATTTCACCACACCTCAGACAGGCATTGGCCAGACATTTGGCGAAGCACCTGTTGTGATTCTAGATTTATCTGCCTCCCAGCCTCCTGAGCCCCTTCCTATTGTAAACTCAGGAGATCATATTATCACACTCACAGACACCCCTACTCCTCTTATCAGTATAGAGGATCTTCTCTCATCTCAGGAGATTCTTCTGCAGATTGAGCAGCTGAATAAGACAAATCTGGAACTCTTGAATGTTACGACTCTGAAAAAGAATCTGCTTGCGTGGGCCGCCGCAGGTTTCGTCGACTCCATTAACGTCTATAGCTTTCCTATTCAGAAACCGCCCGTTGTAACAGGCCTCTATACTTGCAGCGACGGCGTGAATCGAACTATCTGGGATTACATTGTCTTTTTTCTGGGATATCCAATTCTTACTCTTGTAGAGAGGATGCAGGGTAATCTGAAAGATATTAATCTGACCTTTTCTCTCCAAGAGAATCCTACTGCGATTCTCAATATACACGCATCGAAGTGATGCCTTTTATTTATACTTTATGAAAGTTATCTTCATTTTAATAAAGTATAAAAAATCACGCCTTCAACGGAAAAAACCCGCATCTCTAAAAGTAAACCACCACCAGGATGAGTTTTCAGTTGCTCATAAAGACTGCCCAACCTCCTGGTCCTCCAACGGGGGCTACGGCGGCTTGGACTAGTCCTAATACATATGTATCATGTTCATGGACAGCCACCAAGCAATATGGTGGAGTTCCAACGATCACATATACCGTTGTATTCTATTCAAGCCCAACCACAAATCCAGCCAATGGAACAATTGTTGAAACATTCACAGGACTTTCTCTCTCAACCACATCAGCACAAACAATAACTACAACACTTGTATCAGGACTTTACTATTTTGCAATTATCTATGCTGTGAACACGGCCCGCACATCCGTTGGCACACTCACAAACTTGGTGAATCCCTCCTTTGCAACAATTTCCCCTCCTACAAATGTGGTGATTACGTGGGATCAATATAACACCTATCTATCTGCTTCGTGGACTGCCTCTTCTGGTGCCGTTCTGTATAAAGTTACATTCTATTCAAATTCTATAAACAGCGTTACAGGCGGAACCTTTTTGCAGACTTTAACAACCTCATCTACCACTCGAATTACCACCGCAACTCTTACACTTAACACATATTACTATGTTGCAGTTCAAGCACAGGATAGTGGTGGAAACTACACGGCCTATACAACAAGCCCTACTGCAGTTCTCTATTATGTTCTACCTCCTACGAATGTGGCTATTGCCTATGATCTTTACCATACATATGTTACCGCCTCGTGGACAGGAATTACAAATGCTCTTACTGTCACCTATACTGTAAATTTCTATCAGAACTCCACGAACTCTACCTCTGGAGGTTCTCTCTATAATACAATCACGGGACTCTCGGTGGGAACTACTTCACAGATTACAACAAATACTCTCAATTTCGGAAATTATTATTATGCAACTGTGGCTGCCTATGAGCTTGGTATTTCCTCTGCAGTCGTCACCTCTTCAACGGCTGTCTTATACTATATTCCGTATCCTACAAATTTTACAATGGTTTGGAATGGAACCTCCTATGTCTATGCGACCTGGACAATAGACACCTTTTCTCTTCCGATTTACTACACGATCAATTTCTATACATCTGGTGCAAACGTGCTGAGCGGCGGCTCTCTCGTCCAGACCTTCACGAATATTGGGTCCTCTAGTAATTCACAGTTAACCACGACTGCACTCTCTTATAATCAGTATTATTATGCGACGATTTACACAACAGTAACAGGAACATCCTCTAACTCTATCACGGTGACAACGTCAAATAACGTCTACTATTATTTTACTCCACCTACGAGTGTATCACTCGCATGGACAAATTCCTATATCTATCTGACCGCATCATGGACCTACGCCACTATCAATCCTGCCTACACCACTCTTTACAATATATATTTCTACTGGAATTCCACGAATGGAACTACAGGTGGCACTCTTGTTCAGACAGTGCTCGGCACCTCTAATAACTACCAGAATACGACGGTGACTCTGTCAAACGGCTATTATTATGCGATTGTAAACTCCTCAAACAGCGTTGGAACAACCTCTGCGAACGTAACGACAAACGTTGTCAATTACGCCCCCACCTACTGGCTCACACTTGGCTCTGGTAATAATGCACTTATGAAGAGTCAGTCGTATTCAGGTATTACATATTATGCAGACGGTAATCCGTTCGGTTCCACAGGCTATGCCGCGGCCTGGAACGGAGCCATCTGGGTTGCAGTCGGTTCCGCCACGAACACAATTTCCTATAGCTACGATGGTGTCACATGGAACGGGCTCGGCGCAGGCACATTTAATGCGCAAGGACGTGGTGTTGCGTGGAATGGCTCTCTCTGGGTCGCAGTCGGCTCGGCAGGAAACACGATCGCCTACAGTTCTACAGGCACCAGCTGGAACGGCGCTGGCCTCGTCTTTTCATCGGTCGGCTATGGTATTGCGTGGAATGGCTCGATCTGGGTCGCGGTTGGACAAGGAGCCTCTGCTATCTATACATCAGCGAACGGTGCCTCGTGGACGGCCTCCAGCAATCAGTCGGCGGCAACCTTTACAACCTCTGCGAACGGCGGTGTCTGGAACGGCTCTATCTGGGTCGTGGGCGGATCAGGCACGAATACGATCGCGACAAGTGTAGATGGTTCTGTCTGGATTAGCAGAGGTATTGTGGCTGGCTCTACAACCGTCTGGTGCGTGGCCTGGTCTGGGACCTATTTTATTGCCGCTTGCGCAGGCACCTCTCCTGTCATCACGAGTCCCGACGGCATCACGTGGACAGGTCGCACGGCTACAGGCCTCACGGTAGGATATTTCATCACGGTTCAGAACAGTGGTATCTGGGTTCTCTCGGGCCAGGGATCCAGCACGATCTTTACATGCACAGACGGCACAGGTGTCACATGGACCGCGAGAACGGCGAATACCATCTTTACAACCTGCTATTCCGTCTGCTACAATGGAAATTTCAACTACTGGATTGGCGTTGGCACAGGCACCTATTCAATCGCCTACAGTTCAACGAATGCGCAGACATGGACAGGTGCGTCCACACTCAACTCCATTATCGGCGTTGGATATGGTGTGACATGCGATGGAGGAACCTGGATTGCGGTCGGCTCGTATCAGAGTCAAGGCAACTTCACGATGGCGACAAGCACGAACGGCTCGAGCTGGACTGGCTTTACTGCCGCGTGGAATGCTAGATCCGTCATGCAACAGCTCCGCAGCATTAACTATATTAATAGTAAGTATATTGTAACCGGTCAAGGCGGTGCTGTCTATTATTCGAGTTCTCTCACGTCGAATGCGTGGGTCTCAGGTGCCGCAAACCCTCTTTTCGGCCCCTCAACAACGGTGTATAATATTGCGTGGAACGGCAACTACAGTCACTATCTCGCCTTTTCCTCTCTGACAGCTGGCGTTACAGTTGGACTCAGTCCTGATCTATATTCATGGGCTTCTGTTGCGCAAATCATGTTTGCTACAGCTGGCTACAGCATCACGTGGAACGGCAGCTATTTCTTAGCGACGGGTCAAGGAACTTATAATACTCTTGCACGTAGCACGGATGGATATGGATGGCGAGGACTCGGTGTCTACTGTTTTCCCACGGTTGCCTATAGTGCAGCATGGAACTCACAAAATAGCGTATGGGCTGTGGTTGGACAGGGTGGTGTTGCGTCTATCTGGACCAGCTCAGACGGCTACAATTTCTATCCGCGAACATCCATGATCTATGCCACCACATTCAACTCGGTCAGATATCAATATACTGCCAATATGTTTACTGCGGTCGGCAATGGCGGCATGATCGTGAGGGCGTATGGCGCTGCGACCACGTGGCAGCCGACAATGCAGACAGCCGCGTGGACAAATTATAATTTAGCCTATGGAAATGGGAGCTGGGTCGCATCAGGCGCGTCAGGCTTTATTGTGAGTTCAAATGTATATGAGGGTTATAATGACGGCGCGCCTGCTCTAACCGACTGGGTTCCGCGATCTATTTATACGGTTTTCACGACACAGGTGAACGGATTTGCCTGGAATAACACATGGAACTATTGGCTCGCCTTTGGCTCAGGCACCTATTCGGTTGCGATCAGCATGGACGGTATTAACTGGACTGGAACGGCTGCAATCGTCTCCTATATGACATCGGGTGGATATGCTGGAATCTGGCATTCAGGCCTGCGTATGTGGATCGTTGGAGGCACTGGCACGAGCCCTTTTGTTACCAGCTTTGATGGATACACGTGGACAATAAGATCACCTGGAAACTTGACTGCCATTTACACGGTTGCGACAGATGGTTACATGATCTTGATGGGCGGCACTTATTCGACAACAACCTGTATTGCCTCCAGTTGGGACGGTGTCACCTGGACAAACAGAGTGGCAAGCTCTCTAACAACACCCTACCAAATCATCTGGGATCAGGCGGTTCTCACCTCTGGCCAGTTTATTGCGGTTGGCTTAGGCACAACCTATCCAATCAATGTAAGTTCAAACGGTATTACGTGGGCCATTAATACCAGTATAACAACAGGCGCTATGGCTACTGCATATGGTATTGTTTGGGCATCGGGATTTTCAGCATTTGTTATGGTTGGATCTCCAGGCACCACCACTATTGCGGTTTCTACAAATTTATCGAGTTGGAGTAACTACAGTTCTAGTGGTTATATTGTGAATGCCCTTTTCAACAGTCAAGGATATGGAGTTGGATGGAATGGATCTGCTTTTATTCTTGTTGGTGGAACGGCCAATACGATTCTATATAGTCCTGATGGAATTAAATATAGAATTGTTTCCTCCTCGACATTTGGAACAAGCGCTCCATCTGGCACTGTGTTCACGACGGCCGGCTATGCGGTAAGCTGGAATCCAAATTATGGCGTATGGATAGCATCTGGAAGTGGAACGTATCAAATAGCCTATTCTTTCAATGGTATCACAGGATGGACAGGAGTTGGTAGCTACTTTGCTTCAATTGGTTATTGCCTTGCCACAAATGGAGTGCGCACAATATGTGGAGGAGATATTTCTAGCTATAATATGATTTATACCGATGATTATGTTAATTGGAACTTTATTTCTACTATTATAAGCTCAATTGTCTATTCGGCATCTTATGGAAATAATATCTGGGTTATTGGAGGGAGCGGAGCTTCTTACAATCTGGCATACAGTTATAACGGAACTTCATGGGTTGGAGCGAGCAACTTTTATGGAAATGCAGTAAGCTATATCACCTACTGTCTGGGCTGGAATGGAAGCTATTTTCTCGCAGGCGGAAACTGTATCACAACGTTCCAGTTTGCCACGAGTTTCAACGGGTCTAACTGGCAAATGGCTGGCTCTATACCCTTTTCCACTGCCGCCCGTTGTGTTACCTGGTCTAGCACTTTAGCCATCTGGGTCGCAGGTGGACAGGGCGCGAATACTCTGGCCTGGAGCTGGGATGGTGTGATCTGGGTCGGCCTCGGCGCAACCACCTTTTCATCTATCTGCTATGGCGTCACATGGAACGGAAGCATCTTCGTGGCGACCGGTTTAGGCACAAATACTGTGGCCACCTCGTTTGACGGTTCCAACTGGATTCCGAGAGGTAACAACTATCAGTTTACATCATATGCGAGAGGGGTTGCCTATAACCCTGGAACTAACGCCGTTGTAATTGGCGGAACAGGTGGTTCAAATACTCTAAACCAAACAACCGATCTTGTCAGCTACAATTACTTTGGTAGCACTGTTTTCACAACAGGCTGCTACGCTGTGGCCTGGAACGGCTCCTATTTTTTGGCAGGTGGTGCGGGCCTCAATACGATCGCATCAAGTCCAGATGGATATGCATGGACTGGTCGTGCGAATACGACAACCAGCGTGGCGATGCGCGCAGCCGGCTGGAATGGCTCCTATTGGATCGGTGTGGGCGCGGCTGGCTCTCTGTCACCCTTCTACCGCAGTGCAGACACCGTCACCTGGTATCAGACAACCAGCTACAATCCTGGAACTGTCTATGGAGTTCAGTGGAATGGCTCCTACTGGCTCGCCACGAGCGCGGCAAACCAGGTGTATCAGAGTTCCAACGGAAGTTTCTGGATCGTCAGAAATACGAACACGACCCCCTTTTCTGGACAGGTGAATGCGGTGGTCTGGAACGGCTCCTACTGGGTTGCGCTAGGAACTGGCAGCACAAATACAGTGGCGACGAGCACGAATGGCTTCTTCTGGATCGGTCACGGTATCTATCCCTTTTCAACAGCTGGCTGGAACGCTGCGTGGAATGGCTCTTACTGGGTTGCGGTTGGCGCAGGCACGAATACCCTGGCCTGGAGCTCAAACGGCAGCAACTGGATAGGTGTTGGCGCGACCGTTTTCACGACAGCAGCCTATGGTGTTGCATGGAGCCCTGTCTTAAGTCTATGGGTGGCCACAGGCACTGGAACAAACACGATCGCCACAAGCGCAACCGGCCTCTCCAATTCGTGGACTGCACGTAACTCTTATTTTATGCAACCTGGATATGGTATAAGCTGGAATAGCAATGCTGCCACACCTATTAATCCAATAGCAGTTACAGGCTTAATCTTATGGTTAGATGCGGCAGATGCGTTAACCATGACAGGATCAACTATAATAAGTGGATGGAGGGACAAGTCAACATACAATAATATGATGACACCGCCTGCTAGTTCTAATTATCCAACACTCACTGCAAATGCACAAAATGGAAAATCTGTTCTTACATTCTCTGGATCTCAATATTTTACAGGCCCTATTACTCTAGCAAGTGCAAATGTATTCACGCATTTTGCGGTTTATTACTCAAGTGCCACACTCTCTGCAGGTGCGGGCTATTTTGATTCAAGTGATGGACCTGGTGGTCAACTTTCTATTTGGAGTGGAGGTGGTGGTCAATATCAAAACGCCTTTGCGTATGGTTCATCCTTTAATACTGGAGGTTCTTATAGGATTGTTTCAACTGTATGCGCAAGTCCAACAACTGTACAAGTTTACTTTAATGGAACGAATCAAAATATTGGCTCCAGTTGGAACTATTATGGCACAACCACATCAGCAACAATAACCTCTGTTACGGTCGGTAAAGCATATCAAATATTTGCTGGAAATCTCGCAGAAATAGTGATGTATTCTACTGCGCTATCAGATTCAGATCGGTATAAGGTTGAAGGATATCTTGCTTGGAAATGGGGCCTTCAAACTTCTCTTCCTGTTGGCCACGCCTATTATAATGCAGCACCTTCTAGCATTCCTTCCTCTGCTGGTAATTTGTGGATCACCGTCGGTTCAGGCACTGGTGTTCAGATTGGCACAAGTCCTGATGGTCTTGTCTGGACTGCCAGAAGCTCGAACGCCATTTTTTCAACAGCAGTCAATGCGGTTGCCTGGAATGGTAATTTATATGTTGCCGTTGGTTCACAGATAGGCACAAGCTCAGACGCGATTACATGGTCGGCACAGACATTTACAGGTTTTACAACAGGCTGGGGTATTGTATGGGCTTATAATTTGAGCTTATGGATTGTAATAGGCGCGGGAACCTACCAGATAGGCACAAGTCCAGACGGATCTAACTGGACGGGCCGCAATCCAGTTGTTTTCACAACTGCAGGTTATAATGCAGGATGGAATGGGTCCTATTGGGTCTCCGTTGGCACAGGCACGAATTCAATTGCCTCTTCTACAGATGGTATTGTTTGGATACCGAGAGGAACTCTCAGCGGCACTTATTTCAGCACGGGTGGCAGCAACGTTATTTGGTCTGCATCTCTGAGCCAATGGCTGGCAGTCGGTGCAGGGACAAATGCGATTCTGACAAGTCCAGATGGTGTGAACTGGACCATAAGACAGGTCGTTGGAACAGCCTTTGGAACAGGAGGCTACGGTGTTACCTACAATACAGGTGTGAATACTCAGTATGTTGCGGTTGGTGGGCCCACCTATTGGGTTCAAGTTAGTCCAGATGGCTGTAATTGGACGATTACGAATGGCTCTAACACGGCAACAACAAACATTTTCGCATTGACTACCGGACCAACAGGCTTTATGGCGGTTGGAAACTCCGCCACCTATCTTTCTGCATGGAGCTCCAATGGATGGAACTGGTCAAATACTGGAACAGGTCTAGGTGCAGCAGTGCAAACTCAGTGTGTAGCCTCTGTCAATGGTTACTGGATCGCAGGAACAACTGCTAACCTTTATTATGGCACAAGCAACGGCTCAAATAACACAACATGGTCACCCGTGGTTGGAGCAAACTTTTATGCAGCGGCCGCCTCTTCAACAATCGCAGTCGCAGTTACACTCACTGGAGTATACTGGTGGTCTTCAAATGGAACATCGTGGACTCAGCTGAGTAACGTATTCACCTACTTCTCCTATATTCTCTATGCGAACGGCCTCTTTATTGGAACTGGCTCTTATACAGGATATAGTAGTAACGGTATTACATGGTATCCTGCTCTTGCTACTGCCTCTCTTTCTGCTTCTTATGGTGCAAGCACATATGTGATCGGTGGCGCTGGCACACCACTCTACTCGAGCTCAACAGGCCTTTCCAGTAGTTGGACGGCCCAGGCCACCCAGCTAAGCACCTCTACGCGTTTTATCGTCTGGGACAGCTACCGAAGCATGTTTGTAGCCACAGGCGCAGGCGTGAATATCTTTCAAACATCTGGAAACGGAACCACATGGACGGCGACACATGCATCAAGCAATTTCTTATATATAACAGGATGGTTTGCGCTCTACGCCAATAGCTCTTGGACTATAGTGGGTGGAGCGGGCGCAGCAACGGTCACAATTGTAACGACACCTGACGGCGTGGCCTTCTCACAGGCGTTTTATGGATATATATTAACTTTCTATTCAATTGCCTGGAATGGATCGTATTATGTCGCAGTTGGAAACCAATCTAACGCGGCATGGGCCGTCTTTTATGCCACAAATCCAGCGCTTGGCGGATGGACACCCAACGCGCTTGCTGTCGGTGCCTATTATGGATATGGTGTGGCGTGGAACGGCTCCTACTTCTGCACGGTTGGTGGATCAGGCAGCACAAATCTTATCTTCACGAGCACTTCAGGAACTGGCAGCTGGCTTCTTTCATCCAACACCTTTTCAACAATGACCTACGTGACCTGGACTGGTTGGAATTTGTGGATAGGTGTGGGCACAGGATCAAATGCTGTCGCATACAGTTATGATGGTGTCACATGGGTCGGTCAAGGGCTTAATACTTGGTTTACAACTGGATATGGGGTTGTGTATAATGGTCAGAATAACCCTGTAGCAGTGGCGGTAGGCACAGGAACTTGGCAGGTTATCTATACTACAAACGGAACAACATGGACTGGCCTGACTAGCTCAGGTATTTTCACGACTGCCTATTCTGCTGTTTTTAATTATCAACTCGGTAGTTTTTTTATTGTTGGCACAGGAACATATTCTCTGGCATATGCGTCTTGGAATGGATCTACATTGTTTGCGCCCACTGGAATTTCAAATACAGGTATAACAACAATTAGGTCAATTGCTATCAATGGAACATCTGGATCCTATTTAGTTGCATGTGCAAATACTACCCAATTATGGTATTTAAATGGATCATATGTGTGGACAAATTCTGGAACCGCGTTTGCAACCTCTGCACAAGCAATTGCATGGAATGGAACTTATTTTGTTGCGGTCGGTCTATCGGCGATCTACTATAGTTCAACTGGAACAAGCTGGACCTCCACCGGTTCAGCCGCGCTTTCTTATTATTCTATTGCGTGGAACGGAACGTATTGGCTAGCTGGATATCAAAGCACAACCTCTTTTATAGCCTATAGTTCAACAGGAACAAGTGCCTTTACAACAGGTGTTACCCTAATTTCAACAATGACAATCCCCTATTTCCTTTTCTGGGCAACTACTCTTAATGGTGGTGCTGGCGGCTGGGTTGCCACGGGCTCAGGAAGTGTATCAGTTGCCATAAACTACAACTCGGCTGGAACAGGAACCTGGACATCACAGGGTGCACCCATTACAACTGGATACGGTATTGCGTATAATCCTAATAATGGTGTCTACATGCTGGTTGGAAACGGAGGCAATTCTATTTACACAAGCACAAACTGTAGCAACTGGACTGGCTATACTGGCACAACACTCATGACAACTGCTTACACTGTTATCTATGAATCAGCAACTAGTAGTAATATATGGTGCGTTGGTGGAGTAGGAAACTGTTCTTTTATGTTTACAACCGATCAGCTTGGGCAAAAGGATTGGAATATCAGTAACAGCAATTTCCGTCATACAATAACATATTCTATTGTTGATAGTGGGTATGGTCCTGTAAGCGGTGGAAACGGTCCAAATATAGCTTTTGGTGGTTACTATTCAGGTTATTTACAAACTGCGAATACTATGTTTACTACAGGATATGCAATTACTATTATTACAGGTAGTGCTGGTGGTATGATTGCAGTTGGATCAGGTGGTTCTAATACAATTCTTTATAATTTATCTAATGGCAATTTTAATTCATGGTCAGGCGCGGGTATTATTAGTTTAACAACACAAGGCAGGGGGGTTGCACTTCTAAGCAATAATTCCATAAATGGCAATTACCCTATACTTGCACTAGGCAGCGGAACCTATTTTTCAGTTATGTCATTGGACAATGGAATTTCATGGTCTCCACCTCCAACAACGTCAGCCCTCTATGCTTTAGCGTGGAATGGATCCTATTGGTCAATGGGTGGAACAGGAGGAAATACAACGATCATGGTTGGAAAGTCAGGTAGCTACCCACTCACCTATTTTTATGGAGCGAGGTGCTGGAGTCTCTTTACAAATGTGTATGGTGTCTGCTGGAACGGAAATAGCAGCGTATTTGTTGCGGTTGGCCAAGGAAATAACACGGTCGCTATTTCATCAGATAATGGTGTAACGTGGCGTGGTCGCGGTGCATTTGGTTCCGCCATGCTTGCGATTGCTTGGAATGGATCCTATTATGTGATGACTGGACAGACGGCCACCTATTACAGTTCAGATGCTTATACATGGACGGCGGCCACACACCCCTTTACAGGCATAGGGTATGCGGTTATCTGGGACGGTAACAATAGCAGATGGATGCTCGGTGGAAACGGCACAGACACCACAATCGCTACAAGCACGCTATCACCACCCAGCTCGTGGACTGCGGTTGCCTCTGCAAGCGTAATGGGCACGGTTAGAGGCCTCGGATGGAATGGAACCTATTATGTGGCAGTTGGAAATGGAACAAATAACATAGCATGGGCTTCAAGCCCAGGCACATCATGGACTGGCCTCTCCACAACCTATTTGACAACAAGCGGCTACGCAGTCTATTGGTATAATAACGCCTGGATAGCAGTCGGTTCAGGAACCTATAATGTGGCCTGGAGCAGGGACACCGCAAATTGGTTCAATCCCATTTTCCAAACCAATCTTCGCGGATTCGGCTGGAACGGCTCCTATTGGATTGGCGTTGGCGCAGGAGGCACCACACTTGCTCGCGCCTCTTCTTGGAACAGCTGGTCTAATATTAACTCGAATGCCTCCTATATCACATCACAGGGCTACACCGCCGTGTGGAATCCCAACGGAAATTACTGGCTCGCATGTGGAACAGGAACGAATGCTATTATTTATAGTGGAGACGGAGCGAACTGGCAAGTAGTTTCTTTAACAAGTGCAATCTTTACAACAGGCTGCTATGGGCTTGCGTGGAACGGCTCGATCTGGGTCGCAGTTGGCCAAGGAGTAACGTATGTAACCGCCACGAGTTCAAACGGATTTAATTGGTATGGTCAAAATTTACTCAACTTTCTTTTTGCAGCTGTCTATGGTATAGCATGGAATGGAACCCTCTGGGTTGCTCTCGGCGCAACAGGAACGTATTCAATCGCCTACAGTTACGACGGAACCACGTGGTTCGGTGTTCCAGGATCGGCCAATATCTTTTCAACTGGCTACTATATAGTGTGGAATGGTTCCTATTTTGTCGGTGTCGGCACAGGCACCTATTGCACAGCCTATTCTTCTGATGGTGTCAACTGGTTTGGAAAGTCGCTTGCGGCCTCTCTTCTGACCACCGCATATGGTGTCGCGTGGAGTGGATCTATCTGGGTTGCCGTTGGACAGCCAGGCCAGTCCACGATCGCCTACAGTTATGATGGCAATCTCTGGCAAGCCTCAGTGAATGGATTAACAGCAATTACAACAACAGGATATGCTATTCAGTGGAACGGCTCGTATTTTATGATGAGCGGCCTCAATGGTGTATATCCTCAAGTCACCTATTCATCGGATGGAGTCACCTGGTCCGTTTATCAATACGCTTCCTTCAGCAACCAGTCTGGAACGATCTTTGCAATCACATCAGGTGCAAACGGCCTCTTAGCGGTTGGAGCCCCAGGTGTCAGCTTTGCCGCGCAGAGTTACGAAGGCCTCACATGGTGGAACTATAGCAACGTAGTCATACCCTTTACAACTCTGGGAACGGGTGCTGCGACAAATGGCTCTTATATTTTGGCCACAGGCACAGGTGCAACAAATTCAATTGCGTGGAGTCTAGATGGAACCTACTGGTTTGGAAAGGGTCTGCTGATAGCTCCTTCGGGTTCCGCCTGCAACGTGGCGTGGAACGGAAGTTACTGGCTTATCCCCACTATCTATGCGGCAGCAACTCTACCTGGCTTCGCTGTGAGAACCTATGATAATAGCAATTATGATTATGTGGGTATTCCAGGCTGGACAGCGGGCTGGAATATCACGAATATAGGTGGCACATTCGCCGCGGTCGGCTCCAACACATCTCTTCGCAACCCCTCCTATTCAGCAAACGGTATCGGCTGGACGACACGCTATTCAGCACAGGTTCTCTTTACTATCCTCGGAACCTCCGTCAGCTCAAACAACGGCATCTGGATTATCACAGGAACGGGCACAAACTCGCACGTCTATGCCTATCAGTCAAATGGACCCTGGAATGTGTTTCCTGTTGCGAACTTCTTCTCTACAGGTGCGTATGGGGTTGCGTGGAACGGCACAACCTGGGTCATGGTGGGACAAGGAACAACAAATACGCAGATCACAAGTAGCAATGGTGTTGTCTGGATTGGTAGAGGTATTTCTGTGTTCTCATCGGCAGGATATTCTGTAAACTGGAATGGCTCCATTTTCTTGGCAACAGGAACAGGCACGAACATAACCGCCATTTCATCTGATGGTCTCACATGGGATATCACAGGAAAACTCCCCTTCTCAACGGGTTACTGCGTTGCAACGAATAGCAACGGAATTTATGTGGCGACAGGTGTAGGTGTCGTGGCCTCCAACGCCTTTGCCTGGTCAACCGATGGATCAAACTGGAAACAGCGTGTCTCCTCGAATACTATGTTTTTAACACAGGGCTATTCAGTTAGCTACAATTCTAACTATAACTACTGGCTCGCCTTTGGTGCTGGCACGAATTTTGTAGTAAAGAGCAGGAATGGATATGACTGGTTCTCACAGCCCTGGTATGGAGGATCCCCTCTTGGAATTACCTGGAATGGCAGCTATTTTATTGGAGTAGGCAGTGGGTCCAATACAATTGCTTATAGCTCAGACGGCAGCAACTGGTATGTGGCGACGAATACGAATATCTTTACAACCTCCTACTGTATTGCGTGGAACGCCAATAATTCTTTCTGGGTTGCAGGTGGCATAGGAAACTATGTCTCTGCGTATAGCACGAATACGAGCAATTTCACTGGCTGGGCTACAAATCTATCAGCCGCGTGGCAGATTCACTCGCCATTTTCATCTATCTGGGGTATCGCGTGGAATCAGGGGACCAATACCTTGTGGGTGGCGGCGGGCGCAGGAACCTACACACTAGGAACAAGCACAGATGGTTCTAACTGGATAGGGCGTTCCTCCACTATTTTCACATCGCAAGGTAATGCGGTACAATGGAATGGAACATATTGGCTGGCTGGTGGTTCAGGCACAAATACAATTGCGCTAAGCTCTGATGGGTCCAACTGGTCTATCCAGGCCACAACCTCCCTCTTCTCTACAGCTTGCTATGCGCTTCTCTGGAATGGCTCCTATTGGGTTGCGGGTGGTCAAGGTACAACAACAATTGCGTATGGACCTAGCATTAGCTCAACCAATAGCAATTGGTATTCTGTCTGCACCACCTCTGCCACAATGTTCACAACTAGTGTGGGTTGTCTGGGCTGGAACGGCTCCTATTGGCTCGCAGGTGGAACAGGCGGCACGCAGCTCACCTCCGTCAGCTCGAACGGTAGCAATTGGTGGCCGCAGCCGTTTCCTGGATATGGGCGCGGTGTTGCCTACAATGGCTCATACTGGGTAGCGGTTGGATCATCGGGCAGCACCATTATTAAAAGTAGTGATGCTGCGGGACAACTCTGGTTTCCTGTCTCTTCAAATACCCTTTTTACAACTGCCTACGCGGTCGCATGGAATGGAAGCTACTGGGTCGTAGGTGGCACAGGATCTTATGTAATTGCCACGAGTTCCGATGGTGTGAATTGGACAGGGCGAGCCTCTGCCACGAGTATTTTCGGAACAGCTGTCTACTGCCTGGCCTGGAACTCGGCCTCCAATTTCTGGGTTGCAGGAGGACTCGGTTCCACCTATGTAACTGCCACAAGCACAGATGGTGTTAACTGGTATGGCCAGATGACAACAGCTATTCTTACAGCCGTCTGGGGCGTAGCAAACAATAACTATACAGGCAGCAACCTCTGGGTCGCCACAGGCACAGGTGGTTATACTGTTGCTTACAGTTATAATGGTAGCAACTGGAATCAGAATACTGCACAAACCCTATTTTCTACACAAGGCTATGGTGTCGTATTCAGTAGCACACTAAATCTTTGGCTTGTAGGGGGGGCTGGCAGTTTTACAACGTGGACCAGCCAAGATGGTATATGGTGGTTTGCTCGCACAGCAAGCGCCAATTCAACAACCTCAAACTACACAGGCCAGCCTATTCTCTTTACAACCGCCTGCTATGGAGTTACATGGACCGGCAGCCAGTTCATCGCATTTGGCGCAGGATCTCCATACACAATTGCCACAAGTGTCAATGGAATTGCATGGTTTCCTAATAGTAATACAACCTATCCCACCTTCAGCACGTGGTATGCAGTCGGCTATGGAAATGGAGCCTATGTTGGTTTGGGTATAGGTGCCGTCAGCAATATCGGTATTGCAAATAGTATTAATGGAACGGCCTGGGCTCTGAAGACCTTCATTCCGTTTACCGGCAACTGCACAGGTGTTGCGTGGAATGGCTCTCTCTGGGTCGCAGTCGGCTCAGGGACCAATACATTCTGCACAAGTGCAGACGGTGTAACATGGACGCCTTATGGCACTCTGACACAGCCCTTTACAACGCTGGCTGGAGGCGCCGCCTGGAATGGTGTTAACTGGCTCGCCGCAGGATCAGGAACAAACACAATGGCATCGAGTGTCGATGGGAATTGGTGGATTGGAAAGGGCACGGCCCCTCTTACATCAGGTTCAAATGTATTATATGCAAATGGCTTTATTGCATATGGATCGTCAACAAATTACCAGGTTAACACAACTGATCTTTTTAATTTCAATATTGTGAGAAAACCTGATGCGACGACTGTGTATACACTAACAAACACTGCGAGCGGATTTGGAACGATGGGAACTGGAGGTCTCGCTCAGCCCTTCTATAGTTCAGACGGAATTGGGTGGTATGCTCGATACACTACATATGCGATTACAACGACTAACGTGTATTATATTACAACAATTAATGGAATCTCTTACATGGTTGGCTATGCTGGATCAGCACTTACAAATCCAACAATAAACTACAGCGCCGACGGCTATGTATGGGTTGCAGGAGCGCTCGGTGGTATATTCGGCACTTCTATTTTTACGTATACGATTGGATATATCAACGGAGTCTATGTGATTGGCGCAACAGCAGGATCACACACAGTGGCAATCAGTTACGATGGATTCACATGGATTCCTCGAGGCACGGTTATCTTTGCTACGACGACATATGCTCTTCTAACATCGGGCTCCTATCTCTATGCTGGCGGTCAGGGCACAGATTACATTACAAAGACGTTAGATGGAAGTAACTGGAGTGTCGTTGGAAACAGAGTCTTCACTTCTTCATATGGAGTTTCATGGGGCAGCAATGTGCTTGTCGGCAGCAATCTCTACGTCGCGACAGGCACATCTAACTTTGCAGCTGGACAAAATATAGCATATAGTTACGATGGAATTGGATGGGCTACACAAATAAATATGAATTCGGCAACTTACAGTTTAATCACGTCAACCGCCTATGCATCGGTCTTTGTTCCTTCTGGTATCTATGGATCCTACTGGATAGCGGTTGGTGCAGGAACAAATAAGACTGTTTATAGCTATGATGGGCTCACCTGGTGGCCTCCCGCGATTCCGTCAGGCGGCCAGTTCTGTTATTGGACAGGCACCTATGTGGTAATCGGCGGCTCAGGTGCTGGAACCTCTTTAATTTTTGGAACAAACGGAAGCAACTTCCAGCCTGGAGGGACAGCGGCTATCTTTGCTAAATGGTGGGGTATAGGCTGGAACGGATCCATCTATGTGGCGGTCGGCACGCCTGCGGCTGTTTCTTACGGAAACTCCAATAGCAGCAATACAACTATCGCGTATAGCAGCAATCTAAAAAGCTGGTTCTTTGCGCCATTTAGCAGCACAATTTTTGCGTCAGGTGCATATGGCGTTGCATGGAGCTCGTCTCTCAGTATATGGGTCGCGGTTGGGGGAGGCTCATATACAACAGCAACCAGCTCGAATGGTATAACCTGGATAGGGCGAGCGACAACATCTCTCTTTACAACAGCTGGATACTGTGTTATCTGGAATTCTGCTAATAGCATTTTTGTAGCAGGAGGGTATGGCACGGGCACAACAATTGCGTATAGTTCTGATGGAATTAACTGGACTGCGGGTGCCTCCTATACTCTATGGGGCACCAGCCCCGCAGGTTGTTATGGAATTGCATTAAATGGAACCGCGTATGTGGCGGTTGGTGTTGGCTCAACTAATACAATTGCTTATTCTCCATATATATTCACATCCTCCTGGTATGGCGTAGGAATTACTATATTTACAACACAAGGAAATGGTATTGCATGGAATAGTGCCTCTAATATGTGGATTGCAGTAGGGCAAGGCACAAACACAATTGCGTATACCACAAATGTATATGGAGCTGGCTGGATCGCTCTGAGCAACTCCACCTCCATCTTTTCAACGGCCGGCTATGGAGTCGCATGGAATGGCTCCCTCTGGACTATCACAGGCGTAGGCACGAATATGGTTGCCTACAGTGCGAACGGTAGCAATGGATGGATTCCTCTTACTACCACCCCCTTTACCACAGCAAGTTATGGTGTTGGCACAAGCGGCACCTATGTAGTAGCGGTTGGGGCAGGCTCGAACACTCTCGCAACCTCCTTTGATGGCCTTCTCTGGGCCGGTTTCCTACTCGCCCCTTTCCCCGCAAGCGGCTATGGAGTTGCCTATGGAAATGGCTATTGGATTGTTTCTGGTGCTACGAATAGTATTGCCTACAGCAGTGACGGGTATAAGTGGGAGGTTGTAGGTGGACGACAGCTTCTAACAACAGGCCAAGGTATAGCCTATGACGGAACAAAGCTCGTTGCCGTTGGAACAGGCACTGTTCTACCCTATCTCTATAGCTATGATGGTATTGGCTGGAGAGTCCGAGTAACTTCAAATGGCAACACATTCCTCATGCCCTTCTCAAATGCTAATTATGTCTCGGCTATGTATGCGTTTAATTCGAACTTGGCAATTGGCTATGGTGTATGTTATAATGGAACTCTGGGTCGGTGGGTTTCCGTCGGCACTCCCTCGGCATGTAACGCGGCGGCAACGATTGTCTACAGCCCAGATGGAATTAATTGGACACCCGCCTATTCAAATAATAATTCCAATTCCAACATCTACAATACACAGGCTCTTCTCAATCCTGGCTATGGAGTTGTATGGAATGGATCACTCTATGTTGCAGTAGGAACCTCTAACGCGTATAGTGGAATTGCCTATAGTTATAACGGTAGTAACTGGTTTGGAGTCAACACGCCGAACTTTGCCACAGGTCGTGCAGTAGCCTGGAATAACTCTTATTTTATCGCAACAGGAATTCTAACATGTAACGTGATGTTCTATAGTGTAGATGGTGTGAACTGGGAGATGGTGGGTAAACCCTTGGTCACGACCGGCTATAATGTTATATGGAATTCATTTAATAATAGCTTTATTCTGAGTGGAACTGGTTCTAACACATGGAATTCTATTCTCTACAGCTATGATGGCATTGGATGGAGATCACGTATACAGACAAGCTATCAGTTTAGCACTGGATATGCGATTAACTGTAACTATTGGGCACCCTCAAATGCTAATTACTGGCTGGCTGGAGGCGCGGGGCAACCCTATATGACGAGCTATGATGGTATCAACTGGTATTCTCCCTTTTCCTATGGATATGGCGTATCATGGAACGGCTCCTATTTTCTGGCTTTTGGTGGACTCAACGGTGCGCTAGGATCCACGATTATCTTGAGCTATGATGGATTTATCTGGTATAATGGACGCACAGGTAATATAATGTTCACAACTGTAAAGGCCTGTCTTTGGAGCTCGAGTTTTGGTTACTGGCTCGCAGCCGGTCAAGGCTCTATCGTTGTTGCCTATTCAACAAATGGCCTTGACTGGAGACCTCGCGTCGGCGCGAATCAGTTCTTTGGTGCACAAGGCGCAAACGGTATTGTCTGCAATGGATCACAATGGCTTATCTTAGGAAGCACACCAGGGTCGCCAAATTCGGCAATTATCATTTTCTCTACAAATTCTATTGACTGGTATTCAAGTGTTTCTGCAACAATAAGCACCTTATTCACGACAGGTGCCTTTGCGGGTATCTGGAATGGTTCTTTTTATGTTGTGACTGGCCAAGGCACAGGTAACACAATGGCAACTAGTTCAGACGGTAGTAATTGGAGCGGAAACACCTCATACACGATCTGGTCATCTTCTACTCCCGCAGGCGGATATGCAGTTGCGTGGAATGGGGGCTCTCAATATGTGGTCGTTGGGTATGGACCTGCGACACTCGTAAATACAATACTCTATAGTTCAGACGGAGTTAACTGGAATGGTGCAGGTGCAAATGCCTTCCAAACAGCCGGTTATGGTGTGATCTGGGCCTCACAGTGTAACGCATTTGTTGCAGTAGGCAGTGGATTTATCTCTATCGCATATAGCCTTAATAACGGAGTTAGCTGGTTCGTCTCTTCAGCTATGGGCCTCTTTACAAACGGTGCGCGCGGTCTAGCCTATGACGGTATAAAGTTCGTGGTAACCGGTCCAAACGGGACCAGCAATATCGCAACCAGCACTGACCTCATAAACTGGATCGGTCGCAGCTATTATGGCGGCTACTTAACGGTTGGAACAATGTCAACACAATATTCAGTGGTCTGGAACAACTCTTCTAACTTCTGGTTCTCGGGCGGTAACTCTGCGCAAATGCTCTTCTACAGCATTGACGGTCTCATGTGGCTTTCCAATACATCATACACCAACTATGGAAATATAGGCACAGCACCAGGCTACGCTCTCGGCTGTAACGGCTCCTATTGGATCATGGCGGGTGGAACAGCAGGCAACTTCTATCTCTCAAAAGACGGATTTAATTGGATCACAGTGGCTGCGGCGCCAGCGACGAACTATCAAGTCATGTGTAATGGCACCACACTATGGGGAGCCTCTGGAACCTCCTTCAGTTACGATGGGATCGGCTGGTGCCCTGTGATCAATAGTCCTCTTACAGGATATGGTATCGCGTATAATGGAAATTCTAATCGCTGGGTCGCCGTCGCCGCCACTTATACATCAGTGAGCGTGGATGGGAGCAACTATTTCGGCTCAGCCTTTACAACGGCTGGTCGCGCCATCTTCTGGGATCCGAATAACAGCCAGTTTATGGCAGTTGGTATCAGCGCCTATACACAAATACTCTATGGCGGAGCGGCAGGAAACTACTGGTATCCGAGTCAAACGGCGAGGCAAATGATCGGCGGCGCCTACGGTCTCTGGTGGGACGGCACTTACTATACTGTAGTTGGCGCGATCACCAGCGTCACAGGCGTGACAATGCAATGGTCAACAGATAGAGTCACATGGCACAACTGCTCTAACTCCTCTCTGGTCATGTACACTATATATGGAATTACCAAGGGCTACGCAGGACGTTGGGTAATCGCAGGCGCAGGCTCTTCTGCGCCTCTTGCCTATACAAGCGATCTTGTTAATTATGTGAGTGTAGCACCCACCCTCTTTACAATCGGCTACGGCGTCTATTGGAACGGATCCCTCTTCATAGCTGTCGGCTCAGCCGGCTCCCCAGGATCTTATACGATTGCATCAAGTCCCGACGGTATCAACTGGACCGGTCGCGCAAATAATGCCCTTCTTGGCACTGGCTATTGTGTAACATGGAATCCCACCTATAATATTTGGGTTGCAGGCGGATCACCAGGCGCCTATTGTATTGCCACAAGTCCCAATGGTATTGACTGGACTGGGCGCGCAACATCTTCTCTTTTCTCAACGTGCTATGGAGTTGTCTGGGGCATAGGAGGATCAACATCCGGTGGCGGTGGTCCATTTGGTATGTTCGTCGCAGTCGGCGCAGGAACCGCGACAATTGCCACAAGCTTTGACGGGTTCACATGGACGATTAGAGCGACATCCGCCCTCTTTTCCGTGGCCGCATATGGCGTGGCCTTTTCTGGATCCACCTGGGTTGTGGTCGGCGGTCTCACAAATACGTTGGCAACCAGCTCGGATGGCGATAACTGGATGCCATGGATGTCAGTTCCCTTTTCGGCGGGCACTGGATATGCTATCACATACAGCTCTAATTACAATATCTTCGTGGCTACTGGCTCTGGCACAAATATGCTCCCTTGGTCCTATGACGGTTTCTTCTGGCAAAACACCTATGCTCTCTCTGGTGCAAGCAACGGCACAGCCATCTTTGCAACCCAGGGCTGGTCCATCGCCTGGACACCGAACCTAATGATAGCATCTGGAACAGGTAACAACGTGTTTGCCGCGACGGCGCAAGGTCAGAGCAACTGGAGAGCCTATAGCGACGCACTCCTAGAAAGCACAGGACTCGGCGTTGCGACGAACGGATAATTTTTAAGTATATATGATAACAGATGCCTGGTGAACCACCGAAAATCAAAATAGCACCGGCTCTTCAAGGGGTCAATAAAACAGCCCTCGTCCCCACGGGCACATCAGGCTCCGCTGCCGCCGTTATCAAGGAACCGCAGAGAAAAGAGCGCATACTCCGCATTGAGATCAATAGTAATGACCGCGATTTTGCCAAATATCCGAACCCGGCCGCCTTTGAGTGGATCACGACCTATCCCATTAAAAACGTCACGTCTATGGTCATCGTCGGCGGCACAATCCCTCTTCCCATCTATACAATTGATTATCCTGCCAATTCATTCACATTCAATACGGGAACTGAGATCAAAACACTAACATTGCCTCCAGGCCTCTATACACCTATCTACATTGCTGAGAAGTTCTCAGAGGTTTTGAATCAGACGGATGGGGTCAATAAATACAGGGTCAAGGTTGATCCTATTACCCAGATCCTATCGGTCACGTCAACGAATAAGGTGGTCCCCTTCTCCTTTCTGTTCGGAACAGGCGAGTTTATTAATCAGTTCAGCCCTGGCCTCCAGAAGATCAATAATCCCTCGTATATGCTGGGTTTCAAGAATCAGGACTATACATCTGTGGGGAGTGTCTTAACCGCCACATTCCCTGTGAACACAATTCCTCTTCAGCGTATTTATCTGTATATGAACTACGACTCGACGATTGATTTACGGTCCGTTGTTTTGGCAGGAGGTAGAGCGAACCCTTCCGCCATCTTCTATTGCACGGATCAGGATTCTGTATCGTATTACACGAAGGCTCTGAACAAGGACACCTACGAGAATGTCATCTCACCAGGTCTCATTGTTCCCAGAATACGGAGTATAAATATTAGTTTGAAAGATGAATTTGGCAATGTGATCAATACAAACAATCGGCCTCTCTCTTTGCTTTTAGAGATCACTGTGCTAGATTAACTACGGTGCCCAAAGGCAACAAACGCGCCCTTTGCCTCTCGCTTAAGTCAGCCATATAAAGTAGATGACGGTGATTAATGGCATCGAGATCGATTTCATTAATGTCCCTCAAGATGAAACAAAAGTAGCAATTCTTAATAATGAACCAATTGAAGCCAAGCTACACGTCATTGCAGTGATTTCAAATCCTTGCCAATTTGCTCGCCGGTTTATTCTGGCGAGGGAATTTGCAAAGCGGATGGAGCGTGAGCACAATATAGCCCTCTATTTCGTTGAGCTCGCCTATGGCACAGATGACTTCCAAGTAACAGACCCAAAGAATAAGAGGCATTTGCAGCTTCGAGGCACCATCCCCCTCTGGCACAAGGAAAACATGATCAATATCGGTGTCAAGAAGCTCCTTCCTCCTTCCTGGAAAGCGTTCGCGTGGATTGATGCTGATATTGAGTTCGAGTCTACAACATGGGCCTTAGATACACTCAAGGTGCTTAATGGATACAAGGATATTGTTCAGATCTTCAGTCACGCTGTAGACATGGATAAGAGACAGAATGCTATGGGTATTATGCCCTCTTTTGGTTTCCAGTATGTAAAGAACCGTCCTTATGGTGGTAACGGTATCAATATGTGGCACCCTGGGTATGCATGGGCTTGCACCCGACGTGCTTATGTGACTATGGGAGGCCTCTATGATCTGAGTATTCTCGGCGCTGGAGACCACAACATGTCCTTTTCATTTCTTGGAAAGGGGGTGGACTCTGTCAATGCGGGGGCCACCGATGACTACAAGGACTCGATCATAGCCTTTGAAGATGGTGCGAAGACGCTACGTCTTGGCTATGTGCCTGGTGTGATCCGTCACCACTTCCACGGTCTGAAGAAGAATAGAAAGTATATGGAGCGCTGGCATATTTTAGTGGATAACGCCTATTCACCGAAGGATCACATGACAAAAAATAAGGATGGGCTTCTTGTTCCGACGGCAGCGTGCCCTCAGAAGATTCTGGATGATATTCTGAAATACTTCAAGGAGCGGAATGAGGATGAGGGATATGCGCATGCATGATGGAATCTTGATTCCTAAGAGCTCTTCTTCGCAGGTTGCTTAGCCGCAGGTTGCTCAGCCGCAGGTTGCTCAGCCGCAGGTTGCTCAACAAGTGTAAGACGTTTCCCAGACCATTTCCGAAACTGGTGAGTCCTCTCTACAAAATACGACGAGCCCAGTGACTTACTCATCATCTCATGAAGCTTCTTGTCTCGCTCCGATAGCGAAGCAAGAAACTCCTTTCCCTCCTTGGTAACGGGGTGTTGTGGCTGTGGCTCCATACTTGACTTTTAAAAAAGGATCCTGCCAATTTTACTTTGTGCTGGCAATAATAGGATGGACCCCGTTTATGATCTCTTAAAAGCAAAAGGGAGACCTCTTTCTTCATTCAAGAAAGGGGACACCATCTATGTCAATAATAAAATGCAAAAAGGCTACTCTTACATCTTACAAGAAGATCCAGGGACCGGTTTCCAAGCCGATTTCAAGCCGTATCTGACGCCTGGAGAGGTCTTGGCTCTTGGTGCCTTTGAGGGTAAGTATCTGAATGACTGCGCCTTAGAGTATCCTGCCGAGTGGTTTCTACAGGCAGGCTCCTTAGACAAATTACATCCCGAGGGTCCAGAGATTTCCGTGAATTATTTTCAGATAAAATCCCGTCTTGGACTGCAAGCCTGGAGAGAGAAAGGCTGGCTCCCTCCTGCCCCTGGTCAACGCAGACACATCTCAGCCCAACACCCTCTTCTTTCAGATAGTAAGCAAAACCCCGATCTTCGCGGATGGTTCGAGTGGTATTGCCGTTACTGGATGGGTCGTCGGATCCCGCCTCTTGATGAAATTCAGATAAAGAGGTGGAAGTCGTTTGTTAGACACAGTGGTGCCGTCAAGGCGAATTGCGCGGCAGGTGATCTTACATGTAGGCCGAGGCAGAGACAGGCTCTTCTTCATTGGGCGCATAATCCCTTTATCTAATGGAAAGGGCATTTGAAGCATAAAAGGCGCTCGTCATGAGGATACCGCCCCACAGAGTATCTAGGACCCCGAAGCGGATATCATAATTCTTCAGAGTTGCATAGTTCGTAAAGTCGTAGACCGCGTAAACGGAAGATCCGAGTAAAAAGGCTTCCACTCCTGTCTTCGGGATCGTCAGTAAATAGGAAAGTGCAAAATACACAATAACGGCAGGGATGATTCTGAGAACAGCATCATCTCCACCCTGTATCTGCCGCACCATCGTGCTCGTAAACGGCTGTGTGGCTAAGAGCCAGGGAAGATCGAGGACGACTAGGAGAGCAGCGCGCAATACAAATGCTAGAAGGAAGTTCATCTATTAGTCGTTGGACATTTATTTAAAAATAAAGTCACGACGTCAATTAGGATGGGAGCCACTCGGAAACAGAGGGGGCGAGGTGTAACAATTAATACTCAAAAACAGCCAGAAGCTATGGGTGATTTCTGCAAAGCAGGATATACACTCACTGTTCAAGATTATGTTTTTGAATATGACGATGCCATGCTAGATGATCTGAAAACAAATCCCAAATTCAAGGCAATGTTAGAGAAGCTTTCAGAGGAACTGGCCGTCGACATTAAAGTCAGAATTTCTGAGTCCAATCTTTGCACGCCTGATCACTGGAGAGAGGATGTAGCAACAAATGACAAGCCTCTTATCGTAATTCTGATATCCTGTAAAAGCTATGAGAATGTTCTTCTCAATAACTTTGGAAAGAGACCGGATACGAAGTCACGGGATTATTCATTTATCACGAAGCCTCCTAAGGGCACCGTATACGAGGGAGGAGTCTTTAACAATGTGTATTACTTTGGATTCAGTCATTATCTTCATGCGCACGATGGTGAAATCTATTCATGTAAATCACCACATCCTGAGAAAAAGATCCCAGTTCAGATATGCAATCTTTTTGACGGTGCAACACGCGAGGCCTGCTGTGATGCAAAGATAAAACATTTCGCTTCTATCTTTGCAAGAACACTTCAAAGCCGTCAATGTATGAAGGTATCAAAAGAATTTCTTCGCAGCAAGTTCGGTGAACTCAAGGAAAAGATTGCCATAATTAAGGCTTCAAAGACAAAGATGGAAACACTCACAAAAGAGCTTACAAAGGGCAAGTTTTTTCTTTTAGACTCGGATGGCTCGGGACAGCCGTGCAAACCGACCGCGGCAAATGCAAATCCTTGTGGAATTACAAATACTTATACAAAAGGGCTTGAAAAATCAGAAGAATTTGATAAAAGATTCTATACAATGAAGCGCACCTTGAAAACTATGAAAGGGCGAGTGCAGCAAAAGTGGAGAAATGAAGAGAATGCCAAGAAAAGGAAAGAACGTAACGATCTCACGGCGTTTTTGAACTCAGGGGGTGATATTAATAAGGTAATTCAGGGCCAAACAGCTCTTGAAACAGCAGTCTGGAGAGAAGAAGAGGATACTGTCCAGTTTTTGCTTGGTCGAGGTGCCAAGATTCCAAAGAAACTAATCATGGCTCTTCTATCTCTTCCATTCCCCATGAAAACAACCTATAAAACTGTCATGTTTGCTTTCTTTGAAAAGCATCCAGATATGATTAACTCGCCGATTCGCGGAATCACGCCGTTAGCGACTGCCGTCGGTAATAAAGATGGTGGGCTCTTTTTCTTTCTACTCGAAAAGGGAGCGGATCCCAGACTAACCTCAAGTAATGATCGTTTCAATGGGATGCAGCCTCTTCATATTGCGGCGTCTATTGGTCTTGATGATGCGATTGAACCGTTACTCAAAGCAGGTGCTGATATTAATGCAGAGTCAGTAAGTTACCAAACACCTCTTACATATGCATGTAAAGGGGGGTATCCATCTACCGTTGAACTCTTAAAGTTGCTCGGTGCAAAGGGCGACTGTGTTATTTAGACCGCTGGTCATTTCAAACCGGCATAAAATTGACAATATGGTATCTTTGTTTTAAAGTTATAAAGATGTCATCTTGTGAAGGTCGTGGTGATTGTATTCAACAGTGCTGTTGTATCTGCTATGAAGATGAGGAGCATGAAGTTCCTTCAGAAGTATGTAGTTGTGGTCATCGTAAACATACACATCTGATTGGTGGAACGACCGAATGTGATATATACTGTCAAAAAGAATGTCTCCATAATTGCCAGTTAGTTGAATGTCATAACTTCAGAATGTGCGAGCAAAAACGCCCACAGAACATTCTTGATTGCCATAATGAGATGTGTAGTGATTGTGCTATTATGATTGGTAAGATTAAGTTTCTAGATGAAAAAGATGATTGTCCTATATGCCTTGATAATAAAGATATGATTGAGATTAGTTGTGGGAAACATAAAGTATGTCTTGACTGCTGGAAGAACTGGTCTGAAACAAGCACGAAGCATGCTTTAACTTGTCCCTTGTGTCGCGAGCCTATTTGGAAGTAAAAAGTGCCGGTTTGAAATGCCCGCCGGTCTAAGAGGGAACGCGTAAGAAGAGAGGAAACAAAGGAATACGAAGACATAGATGAACGACGCGGTCGTTAGATTAGAAGGATTTGCCAGTCCACTGAAAGGTCAACGGCTATGGGTCTGTGGCCCTCCGTCTACAATCGGAAAGCAGATACTCAATCGGTTAACAGTGCTTGAAGAGGAGCTTCTCGGCAGGGGGCGCAAGGTTCTCCTGATCCAGAACCAGCGCGATCTTCCTATGCGCTGGTCCCAGAAAACGCAATGGGATGCTACCTTTCGTATCAGAGAGACACAGGATCTACGACTTTCCGTGACGTATATTCAAAATGCGGCGAAGCCGGTCCGTGTTGTCTGGATTGGAGATGAACCGCCGCCTACGTTGCTAGCGGCGGTGAATACATCAGACATTACTTTTATCGTCGGAAGCACATCAGTTCCGCGTGGTGTCTGGTCCGCCATCTTTTGGCATACGACTACGGATCAGGGTCTTATTGAAGAGGGTTTAGGACCACGTATGGGAGGACCTACAGTGCAGAAGCTCAATCTGCCGTCTGTTCTCAGAGAACTGAGTGCCTCAAATGTCGGCCTTGTCTGGTCGTCTATTGGTGAAAAGGAGAAGGGAGGATCCGTGTATTGGTATGATGCGGAAGAGGAGACAGTGACAAATGAGCCAATGGAGCCGAGGGAAATGAGTGGTCTCTTACGAGAGATCGCTGATTCCATTTGTCCGAAGGAATAATTATTGTATTAGTAAACTCTCTAAAAGAAGATGCTTTACATCTTCTTGAAGAGCTTGAACGTGCCCTTCTTGGCCACGTAGCCCATCTTACGCAGCCGCGTGATCGCCTTCTTGCCAGCAGCGTGCTTTTTCTTGCTGACGACGCGACCCGCCTTTGTCTTCATCAGGTCGCTCTTCTTGAGGCCGCCGGACGTGTGCTTCGCCGTGCCGTGGAACACCTGCGCCTTGCTGCCGACCGTAGCAACCTTGCCGCCGTTCTGATTGCCATTGTTATTGTTATTGTTGCCGCCGCCATTCTTACGAGTAAGATTTGCCATTTTATATTATTAGTTTAGATTTTACATTTGCAAGCGAGGAACACCACCTCCCTGAATCTCCTTCACCAAGCGCAGCATATCCTTGACCTCGTAGACTCCCGCAAAATGAACGAGGAAATCACCAGGTGCCCAGAGCTCCTGGCCAGGCAAACCACGCAGATACGCATTGAACATCTTATGCTTATTCGTGATCTCCACGTGTGCTAAGTCAGAAGGCACCGTCTCCAGTAGCTTAATCATGGCGGCATTCTCCCACCAGATGTGGAAAAGCAGATCCGTCTGCTCACCCACGCGCTTCCAGTAATCGCGCGTCCATCCCGTGTTGCGCATCAGAATATTGCCACTATTGATGTGACCGCATGAGTCAATGCACATCAGCATATCCTTTGAGTCAGGTAGCAGAGCAAGCATCTGATTCTCCACCTTCAGTTCGGGATTCGTAATGAGAACATCAGCGTCCGAGAGCCAGACAAGCGCCCCCTGAGGCAGATCACCCAGCACCTTCAAGATAAACGGCACCTTTGACCACGGAATCGGGCGCTCTCTGTCCCAGAACTCCTCGCCGCCCTGGATATAGGTGTATCCGTGCTTCGCAGCGTAATCCCTCTTTGAAGAGAGCAAGGGCTCCATACCCTTCTTGAAATCTGCGCCAATGGCCAGTGTAAGGACTGTAATACTCATCTTTATGTGAAAGGGTTCAGTGTTTTAAACCAGTTACTTCCTGAGCTAAGTAAAAATTGAAACCTGTCCCTCCCCAATCCCAAGTCACAATGGTTTTCACGTATGCTCGTGATGAAGATGGACTTTATATTTGCCCTCACTGTGGTGACAAGAAGCGACTCCCTTCTACAATGAATATGCACAGGCGAAAGTGCGAGGGAGATCTTGGTCATGAATGTTCCTCTTGTGATTATAAGTGTTTGTCAAGAGGTCGTCTAGAGCTGCATGTTGCAGCGAAGCATCCCCAGGCAGGAGGAAAGAAGATTGCGCTTTTGAAGTGTCCCATCGATGGATGCACATTTCAAACGCTGGCAGCAGGGAATCGTCTTATTCATTTCGTGCGGAAGCATTGTTCAGCAGAGGTTGCCCACATCTTGGACGAGGATGGGATGACCTGTAAGGCATGTGAGAAGGAGTTTCAGTCAAATACCGCCTTTCAGTATCACGCAGCACATTGTATTACTCTGCGCGATGAGGTGAAGTCTAGGCACTTGACCGCTTTGATCGCGTAGAGCGGCGCTTGCGCCTCGTCTTGCGTCTACCACCTGCAGGAGTGGCGTTGGCCCCTTTAGGAGCGTCAACAGTAGCAAGCAGCTTTCTGCAATAATTAATATCCTCCTCCTTTCTTTTTTGTTCTCTAGAAACTCTTTGTTCCTCTTCTAGCTTTGCCTGTTCAGCTCTTCTCTTAGCTTCTTCTTCTCTAGCCCTTGATTCCTGTTCTTGCACTTCCCGCCACTCTTCATTGGTATACCAACCAGTAGTATCGTAACCTTGATAGTAGTTACCATAAATTGTATGCTTAGACTTTCCCTTGCTCTTCATCTCAGCTTCAAATGCATTTTGACTCTCCCTTTCTTTCTTCTCTTTTGATTTAAACCAATTTCTAATAGGCATTCTACCTAATCATCCGAAATAACATTCACAGCCATCAAGATACTGTAGATGTGGTAGCCAAGAGCCGCGAATCCAGCCATTGCTAAAAGCTCATACGCAGCGCGCGGCGTCTTTTTTCCATTGTAGCCGATATAGATCAGTAGAGGGGCAATTAAAAGAACATGGATCAGATTCACCCACAGATATGTAGATGTGCTCAGATACCGGTAAAACCCCTTTACCGAATGGACAAGAAGAACAACAAGGCCAGTAACAAGGGCCACCCAATAGGCCCAGTCGGGCGTAGCGGCGCGCTGGAAAGCCACATAGAAAAAGAAGGGAACAACGACGGCTAAGTGAAAAAGGGAAAGGACCACGTGCTGGTTCATCTAATGGTCGCAAGCAATAAAGAAGCATTCTCTAACGATCCCTCCATCCACCCTTGTCTCAGACTGAAACTCTCGCCGCAGATATAGAGCCCAGGATATTTAGACGGAAAGGGGTGTAGAGCCTCCTTACACGCCGCCTCGGGATCATAGGTTCCAGGAAGCCAATAGCTTACCCCTTCAGGCCACGAATGAGTTTTGAAAACCTCGGGATCAGGAATTTTAATCTCAGGAAACAGGGCCCTCAAATCGCGCATCACCACCTTTTCTAACCCGCCCTCTCCCACAGAATCGAGGATGCCCATGTAGTGCCTCGCAAACTTCGCATCCGTATAGCTGATCATTCCAACCCTATCTCCAACAGGAATGAAGTAGCGGATCGGCGACGTCGTCACAACACGCGTCATACCTCGGAGCCACGGCTCAGAAAAAGATGCGTAAATTCGGAGAAGCGGCTCCATGGCCACTTTATCTAATGCCCCCCATCCTTTGAACACCGTTAACCCTCGTAAAGCATTTGCATGTAAAGCAAGAATGAGCTTTTTACAGTCAAGGCGAACTCCGAGGCGACTCGCACCTTGAGTCCAAGAACCAACCTTGAAGTTCGCCCAGCCGTCGCCGAGGCCGACCAGTTCATGGCGAGAAAGAATCTGCCCACCTCTGCTTTCTATGTCTGTAACCATAGCATCAATCAAGGTCGAAAGACCTTCTTTGCAGATGCAATAACCCTCGTGTGAATTCATCTCTTCAAGAAACTCACGGATCGCCATGTTAGCTCTCATTGTCACCATCTCAGAGTGATACGGAAAACGGTCCATCCATTTTTGCGTCTCGACGGGTCCATGGATTTTCACTAGAAGCTCTTTCAGAGTGTGCTGCCCCAGCTCTGAAGCCGGAAGAGGAGCGAGCGGTTTGATGAGAAGATCAATCGCCGGCTCAAAATGATTCTCTTCATACTCTGAAGACCCTGTTTCTCTAAATTGGAGGCCGCCGCCGATCGGAATCGTATGAAGCCCATATTCTTTGATCAGGCCGAGCAGAATTGTATGTGAGTCCTTAATGCGCCCCGCACCCATTTCCCACTGGAGCCCCTCTTTTTTGAAGGTTGTGGCTCGTCCACCTAGCCTCTTATATTTTTCACAGACTGCCACTTTCATAGTTGGATTGTGTTTGAGAAGTTCTCGAGCACAATACAAACCTGCTATTCCACCACCTACGATTAGAGTATCGTAGGACATCTATTTACTATTATACTTATTATACAACATTCGCGCCTACACCCTGGAGCATCCACTGGTCATCTCCAACATATAAGAGATAGCCGTTGAACCCTCCCCGCAGCGAAAAGCTTGATGTATAATTTTCATTGTCTGGTGCTTTGACTCTTACATTTGTATCTAAGTGAAATGTCATCAAGCTGCCGTATAACAATGACATATTTGCAAGATAAATGATAGGAAAACTATTCCACTTTGCAGTTATCTTTGAGGGTAGTGTGATATTTATGGTAGTTGATCCTCTGTAATATAGTTGATTTTGCGCATCATACTTGGTTATAGTGTAAGTGGATAGGGAACTAAGGTCTTTCTGAGACATATCCTTATTTGAGGCAAATGAACGCAGAACTGATGTCATTTATATTTATGCGTTAGGAAATATCTGGCCAATCCACTCCACTATTTTCAGATTGTCGGATGACTGTAAACTGCTGACCACTTTCATATCCTTGATTGCAATAAAAGAAGGAATAGAGCGTAAGCCACAGAAACCGTGTGTATAGGTGTTCTGATCCACATCGCATTTGAACCAGTAAACGGCCTTATTCGCCCCCATAATCTCGTCATACTTAATGCGCTTACAGGGTCCGCACCAACTGGCCGTAAAATAGACGACAATCTGTGGAGGGATCTTCGCCTCCGTTGGAGCGCGACCGATCAGTTGCTCAAACTGGTCCTGGGAAAGGAGAGGTTCCATTGACGTGATAACTAATAAATAAGGAAGCTTTTTAAGCTTTCTTATTTATTAGTTCTAACGTCGTGACTTTAATTTAACGAAGCTAAAGCTTCGTTAAATTAAATGTCAAACGACTAATAATCCGTCATACCTTATTTTTAAGGAAGCTCTTCGAGCTTCCTTAAAAATAAGTATAGACGGTATCACTAGCGGTGGCGCTTAAAATTAAGGAAGCTCAAAGAGCTTCCTTAATTTTAAGGCCTGCCAACATAAACGTCGTAAGTGCCGGCCAAGGCCGACCCTTAGGGTAGGACATTTTAATTAAGGAAGCTAAAGCTTCCTTAATTAAAAGTCACGACGGTAAATGTCCAATGACATTTCACTTAAAACTATGCTATATATTTAAGTAAGATGAGCCTCGGTGAAATTAATATCTACACGCCCGCGGGACATGCGATTATGACCATTGTCCAGCAGGATCCAGAGATCTACACGATTCTAGATATTGGGAGTTATACAGGTCTTGGCACAACTCTTTGTGTGGTTATGGGAGCTATGGCGAGGCCCATATACAAGCCTGTAAGTGTTCTCTCTCTTGAGACAAATCCTGGGCACTTGGATACAGCGCAAAAAAACTGGGAAACACGCCCTGGAAAAGAGATGGTGCAGTTTTCTAGAGCACGCGTTGCCAAGTCTATGATGACTGATGCAGAGATTCGCGGACATCCTGTCTTCGATCAATGGAAAATCCATTATGATCTGTGGCATACATCAGATATTGCAAATCTTATTGAGGCTCCTCTTATTGAGATAAATTCACCGATAGACATGGTCATTATTGATGGAGGTGAGTATTGTGGGTTTCAAGATTATATGGCAATCAAGGCGTGTAACCCCAAGTATCTTATGCTAGATGATATCAGAACAATGAAAACGGATAAGGTTTTAGATAATGCGCTTCAGAGTGGATATTCTCTCATTTATAGAACAGAGGATCGCAATGGATTTGCCATTTTAAAGCGCTCGACGTGAACGAACTGCTGAAAGTGTAAATCCTGTTGCCGCAATTAAAGTGAGTATACCGAGTGCGAGGAAATCAGTAGAAGGCCCTTGTATCTTTGCACCACCGCTCTGTTTTGTAAGACTTGATAAGCTGGGTATGCTAGGCATTCCAGGTATGCTAGGCATTCCAGGTATACTAGGCATTCCAGGAATGCTAGGCATTCCAGGCATACTAGTTAAGCTTGATGCCCCTGCTACAGCAGCAAGGCCACCAACTCCAGCTGCCGCCGCTGAACTTCCAGCCTTGAATAAACCGTAGGCTGCTAGTGCTAAGAGACCTGCTGTAGCAGTTAAAAGAATGGGGGCTAAAATCTTTGCTGTATCACTAATAGGGGATTTTTGCTTTTCTAAAACATAGTGATCAATCAGATACAAAGTTCCTGCCACAGAGGCAAAAAGAAGATTCAGAAATGCCTCACCTACAGGTCCAAGGTCTTTGGCATCAGCGGCCATCTTTTCTTTTCCTACAGCCCCTCCTCCGTAAAAGGGAAAATCAAGCCCCATATCAGAAATTTTATCTGCGTCCAAACTTTGTAGAATATCATAGACATACCAAGATCCAAAGGTTAGAAGATTAACAAAAAATTTTGCAAAGGCTGTTTGTTGCGATCCGAGTAAATAATGGTCAATTCCTACCATTCCAGTTACAGGAAAAATGGCAATAAGACGGTATAGCCAGACCGGAATCTTAAGTGTAAGACTTGGTGCTGGTGTTAGACCTGGTATTGCTGGCATCCCTGGCACTGCTGTTGGTATTTTTGTTGCTGCGGCGCCTAATAGTGCCTGCATTCCCTATAACGTCGTAACTTTATTTTAAAAATAGACATACTTATTCCTAGGATTTTCAGCCGTGCAAGGATATTCATCCACATCAACAACTGGAAACCCAAAATTGTAAAGCGGTATTGCATTCCAGACCATAAATCCGTGAGAGATCTTGGGAAAGAGATTCTTAATATACTCCTTTTGATACTCTAAACAAATCTCGCTAAAGCAGTAATTGCTGATCAGAAAAGCATTCTGTAAGGGAACTTCTGCGCCGAAGTTGGTAGATGGATAGAACTTTACATTGAGTCCTGGCGTAACCTTTTCCAGATACTTCTTCTGTAAATTAATAATATTCGGTAGATCAATGATTGTATACGTGAAGTTTGTATCCAGATATCTAGGTGCAAAAAAGTGGATGGCTAGGCAAAGACCTCCATATCCACCTCCAAGTTCAATAATATCTGGATTCTTCAAACCATGATTATAAATGTGACTCAAAATAAGATGCGCCTGTAAAATGTATCTGAGATTTGTGGGAGATACAGTCCCAAAGGAATATGTGCCTGTGCGAGGTCCGCCTAGTGAATCATTCAGCTCACAGAACTCCTTAATATCCTTTTCACTTAAATGTGTTACTCGTAGAATCACATCTAAGTATTGCTGACCCTGATCAGGCGTTACGTGCTCTAACATATAGACAAAGTCCCTGTGCGCCTTGAAGAAACTTAGATCATTAAGTTCACAGATTTGTCCAACAAAGTTGGAATATTGATCATATGAAGATGTCATTGACGTGATAACTTATTTATAAAGAAGCTTTTAAGCTTCTTTATAAATAAATTCTATCACTACCGTCGTGACTTTAAATTAAGGAAGCTTTAGCTTCCTTAATTTAAATGTCCTACGACGTTTATGGTGGCAGGCCTCACAATTAAGGAAGCTCTCTGAGCTTCCTTAATTTTGAGCGCCA